GTCTGCCAAAGTAGGGGGGGTCACGATGGGTGACGGCCCCCCTCCCCTCGCCCCTCACGGTGCGTGACCTAGATCGGGTTCACGCTGCGTGATCGGCCTCCGCGTGGCGCTCGCAGTCATCCGAGACGTCACGATCCGTTCGATGCATCGATGTTGCATCGCGCGTGCTCGGCGCCAGCATGGGGGGGAGGGGCCCCACCGGGGGGGCGGGGGGCGTGGCCCAGGTGCCACGCTTCATCAGGTCCGATGACCCGCCCGCAGCGCCAGCAGTCGACCTCGCCAGCAGCGACGGCCGGGGCGAGGCTGGCTCGCAGGGCCTGATGGGCGGCGCCGTACCCCCGCTGTGTCGAGGTCCCCCGCTGGGCGTCCTGCCTGCGCTGAGCGCGGCGACGGTGAGGGGTGGCGCAGTCCGGGCACCTCGTCCCGATGGTGAACTCCCCGCAGTCGAGGCAGGGCCTAGCCGGAGGCACAGGTCACCCCTCGCGCGCCCGATGATCGATGACCATCGCCCACCGTGTCAAGCCGCCCCCCTTCGATCGGGACGTCACAGCCCGGGGGAGGGCAGGGTCCCGGGTGCCCGGACGGGGCCTCGCACGCCGGGTTGCTGCACGTGTCCTGCCGCTGCTGGTCGAGCACGGCGGCGAGGTGGACGAGGTGGGCCGGGGACCAGCGGGCAGGGCAGGCGAGGCAGCGGGCCCACCCGGTCGAGCGATCCACTTCGAGGGCGGGCCTGCGGACCCGCTCGCCCCCGTCCTCGACGTGGACCACCGCGACCCGGCAGGCTGGGCAGGGGGCGGCGAGGCGCATCGGGCGGGGGGGCTCCACCACCTCGCGGGCACGGGCCACCCACACGGCGAGCGTGTCCACGGCGTCGGGGTCTGCTGTGTGGGCGTGGACCCAGCGCCACACCCGGCGGACCAGCCACGAGCGGGGGCCTCGACCCACGACGTCCTCGACCTCGCCGAGCAGGTCCGCCGCCGACAGCCCGATCGGGGAACGGCTCGTTCCCCTGCTGCTGCGGTGGCCCGTGCCGGTGCTGGACTCGACGGCGTCGCAGACGAGGTCGAGCAGGGCGGGCACGCGGGCCGTGTGGGGTGGGGTCTCCCGCAGGAGGTCCACGTCCCGGGGGAGCAGCAGGGCGCGGGCGTGGTCGAGCAGGGTAGGCGGCCGGTCGATCGGGGTCACCGTCACCGCCACATGGTAGGGCGTGGACACGCCGCAGGCCCGGACCGTGATGGTCCGGGCCTGCGATGTCCCCTCGAACGCGGCGCGCGATCGTCAAGCGGCCATCTTACGGCGGGTCGTCCGGCTGAGTGTCGTCGGGCCGCAGGATCCACGCTTCGAGGGCTCCGGCGAGTTCGATCGGCACCCGGTGCTGCCACTTCCCGCCGGAGGCGATCAGCCGGGTAGCCGCGTCCAGCGCAGCACACCGGGCCTCGACGGTGAGGCGGATCCGGTCGGACGGGTATAGGTCGCTCACCCGTACCCGGCCGAAGTCGGCGGAGTACGTCTCGTGGCCACCGTCGAGGATGCTCACTGCGGGGGTCCTGCGTACGCGAGCAGCCCCACCGCCGTGAGGGCGACCGCAGCAGCGAACACGCCTCCGGTAGGGACCGCGATCTCCCGTCGGGACGCCCCACGGTCGCGGGCCGCCCACACCATGCGGACCTGCGCGAGCAGGACCACGGCGGCGAGGACGAAGAACAGCCACGGGGCGAACGGGCTCACCCGGGCTCACCCTGCGACAGCCGGGCGATCAGGGCGACGCGTTCGGCCGTATCGAGATCCACTAGGGCATCATCACACCCCGGGCCTTCGATACGCAGCCTCACCCGGCCGTCTGCCCGGTCCTCGACCCGCAGCGACGAGGGTCGCGAGCCGAAGAACACGTTCCGCTCGCTCACGTGCCGGACGGGATCGGCTCGTCCCCGCCACACTCCGGGACGCCGTAGAACATGCCCTCGATCTCGTCGCCCTTGTCGGAGCGGTCCGCGTAGAACACGAGGACGTTCCCGATGCAGCCCTGCCACACACCCTCGAAGCCGGGGACGGGGTGGGCGCCGTTGACGGTCGCGTCGAAGTCCCGGCCGCAGCCGGACAGCGCGAGCAGCCCCACGGCGGCGAGGGCGGCGAGCAGGTAGCGCGAGCGGTTGCGCATGGTGGGTGCTCCTCCTGTGGTGTTACGCGGACTGGCGGTCGCCTGCCCGGACGTTGGGGGCCGCGATGGTGGGGTTGACGAGGATCTCGATCCCGTCGTCCCGGACGCGGACCATGTCGATGGGAAGGCCGTCGATCAGGATCTCGAAGAGGTGCCCGGCGAGGCGCCCACGGACGCGGAGCGGCTCGCGGGAGTGAGCCACGGGCTCCGCGAGCCGGGGGGCGGCTACGGGGGTCATGGGGCAGCGGGGGTAGTGCTCGAAGCGAGCGGGGAGCACGGTGGGGCCGCTGAGCGAGGTAACGAGGGTGTCCGCCTCGAAGGGGCGGGAGCAGCGGGCACAGGTACCGGCTGCGCGAGCGGGGAACGGCATGATCCCTACGGTAAGCGGGGTGTTTCGTGTGTGCAGCGCGATCAAGGCCACACGGCGAGTAGTACGACCGTGGACACGGCCAGCCCGGCGACGAGGGCGAGCAGGACGAGCCGATCCCGCGCCTTCGGGCTCATTTCCACGCCTCGACGGCCGCCCAGTCCAGCCCGGCCGGGTACAACTCGTGGACACGACCTGCGGCGCGGGCCACCTCGATATCGGGGTCCGGCTCCGACGACCAGCGCGGGCAGACTCGGCAGCGGGAGCGCCATCCTCGGTTCGAGGGCGCGGCGAGGTACACACGGTACGTGTCGTGCCGCTCGTCCACCCGCCCACGGTAGCCGTGGGCCTCACGTGAGCCACAGATAAGCCCCGTACCCGTGGGCTTCGCGGTGGGCCTCGTAGATCGCCCACGAGATCGAGCAGTCGTTCACGGGGACCCAGTAGCCCGCGAGGATGTCCGAGCAGGCGGCGCAGACCTCGCCGGGCGTGGTGTGCGTCCGGGTTCCGTCCGGCTCGTGGGTGCCGATCTGGGCTGGGTAGTGCTCCGTGGGGAAGAGCCCGTTCGTGGGGACGCTGGTCGCGATGACGGACCCGTCGAGCCCTTCGACGTGGACGCAGGTCCCGCCTTCGGGCGCGACGATAGCCACGGTGACCCACCGGTCGAGGTGGGCGCTGTAGAGCCGCGAACCGGGCTCCGGCTGCTCGTCCACTGCTGCTCCGTCCTCGTGGTGGGCGACGGGAAGCGGCCCGGGGGTTCGTAGCCTCCGCTGAGCGGGCTTGCGAGTCCCCCGGGCCGCCATGACCTCCGTCGAGGTCCGCCCCGTCGGGCGCCTTCCCGGACTTACCCTCGCGGTGGCTCTCTCGGCATGGTCCCCGTCGGGCCTTCGCTTCGATCCCACCGACCGGGTTCTAACTGCCGGGCCAGTGAGTAAGACTCTACACGTCCTCCGTGGGACATGTCAACCCGGGGGGCGGAAGAGGGCCCTCCGCGCCGCCGAGTAGCTCATCCCGGACGAGGTCGTCCACCAAATCCGCGTGCTCCGCCTCCGTGAGGCACGCAGGCCACTCGCAGCGCTTCGTGCCCTCCGGGCAGACGTGGTCGAGCACGATGCACCCCTTGTGACACCCACACTCGTCCCGCTTGTCCTTCACGAGGGCCTCATGTCGTGGTAGCGCGACATGAGAGCGTGCCAGCGTTCCCCGGACAGCGGGATCACCCCGTGGACACGCCGTACCGCCCAGCACGGCCACCACACCGGCGCCTCGCCCGCCCACAGGCTCCGATCCGTCCGCAGCCGCAGCGACGCGACCCACGGGCCCTCGACACGGGCGACGAGGACCGCGTCCCGCACGCACGGATGCTCGACCTCGCGGCTCACCACGAGCCCGGACCGTCGCCCGGCGTCCGACACTCCGGACAGCGGCCGTCGCGGCGCCACACGTACCGCAGGACAGCGGAGGTCACCACCCCGCGCAGCACGAAGCCGACCAGCGCGGCCACCGCGAGCCCGGTCACGCTTGCCACCGGACCGGGGCGAAGCGGGCCGCCTGCGGGCGCCGGTCGGACAGGTCGATCGTGTCGCCGCGCCGGAGCGCCTCGACGAGGGTCGTGTCCACGTCCAGCGGCGCGGAGATCCGGACCACCGGGTCCACGTCCACCACGACCGCGTCCGGGCGCTCGAACGACGCTTCGAGGCGCGGGCCGCGCTGCGCGAGCGCGTCGACTACCCGCGCCACCGGCGGCGCCTCGCACGTCCACTCGTGGACCTCGTCGATCACCACGAATCGGGGCGAAGCGCCACGAATGTAGGGGTTGACACCGGCCAGGATTCCGGTAGGGCGCCACCGGGACAGGTCGTCGGCGAAGCGGGCGAGCGCCTCCCCCGCAGCAGCGAACGCGGCGACGATCCCGTCCACCGACGAGCCCAGCGACGCGAACACGGCCGCCACCTCCCCTTCGGAGGGGATCCACGAGGGCCGGGCCGGAGGGAACGCCCACTCGTCCGGGACGAGCGGCATCGTGCCCTCCGCATAGACCGGGGAGTGGGCCTCGACGTCCTCGCGGTCGTACCCGTGCGCGATCGCGTCCGTGATCGCGTTCTCGTCGACCAGCATCGGGGCAGGCGCGCCCCACTCGAACGGCCACGCGAGGTCGTCGTTCCGCTCGTCCCCGGCCGCTGCGAGGGCGCCAGCAGCCGCGTACGCGCTCCGGGAAGCGTCGGAGGACAGGTGGGGCGCTCCGGGGCCCTGCGGCGTCGCAGCGGCGGCGAGCCGGGCCGCAGCATCGGTCACGGCCGGATCCGGGGCCCCGGAGATGCCCTCCGCGATCCCGTCGGCCCACAGCCCGGCGATAAGCCGGGCCTCATGGGCGGAGATCGCCCCGCCCTCGTTCTGCCGCAGTAGCGCAGCCTCGACGGCGAGCAGGTCCACCATGGTCATGCCCTCGCTCCGCGCCGCGTGGAACCGACGAGGACGAGCCGGGTCGTCCGGGTTGGACGCCTCGAAGCGGCGCGGTCCGGTGCACATCACGGCTTCCCTTCGCGGTCGGCGAGGTCTTCGAGCGCGACGAGGTCCACGGGTTCGCTGTGGGCGCCTTCGCGGCCCCACCACAGGACGTCCCCGTCCCACCACGTCGTCCCGCCCAGCCGGAGCGCAGCAGCAGCGGCGCGGCTCTCGCGGTCGTCGCGCTGGACGATCTCCGCCCGGCGCTGTCGAGCCGCCTCCGCGCGCAGTGCTTCGAGGTCGAGTAGCGGGACCGGCTCGCCGGTGGGCAGGACGACCCCGGATGCGGGGGACGGCTCCGGGGGGCTGGCCTTCGCCGGGGAGAACCACTCCGCCACGAACAGCGGGGCGGAGCCCAGCGCGACGCCCAGCGCGCCCACGGCCATCCCGGGGAGCGCGGCGAGGCTGATCGCGAGGACGGGGAGCGCGGTCCGCCACCACTCCGACGCCCGGCCGCCGACGAGGGCGCCCCACCGGACACCGGCCCACATCAGCCACCGGCGGGGCGTGGACACGCCCAGCTCGCGGAGGATGCGGCGGAACACCCCGTCCGCGTCGATCGAGCAGATACGGCCTGCGGGGAGTTCCTCCGTGAGCAGGTAGTCGTGCACGATCGCGGCCCGCGTCCAGCGGCCGTAGGTGGGGATGAGCCACGCGGCGATCGGGGGTACGGAGGCGTAGTCGGTGACGTAGCCCTTCGGGATGGTCCACGTGTCGTGCGAGCCCTTGTAGACGAGCGGCTCCGCGAGCCGCCACGTCCGATCCGCAGCGGGGGTGACCAGTAGGCGCGTGGTGAACGGCATCCGTGGATTATAGGGTGCCGGGGGCCGTCCTTCCGCCCGCTCCGCGACGACAGCCGCCCCCGGCGAGGCGCACGCTACTGGGCCTCGTCGAGCGCCTTCACGAGCCGATCGCAGTAGCCCCGGAGGATGGCGCGAGTCCGCCACGACATCCGCCGAACGTCGGGCAGGCTGTCCGCCGACAGGATGTACGTGACGACGTCGCCGGGGACGACCTCGACGAGGTACAGCGACGGGTACGCCCCGGAGCCGTTCGCGTCGAGTTCCACCCGGACGGTCTCCACGGGCAGGTCTAGCGGCTGCCACGGCTCAGCGTGGTTCTTCCCGACGTGGCACGCGCAGGCGATGAACCCGTCGCCACGGGCGTCGGCTTGCCAGTGGGTGCCGGGCGCCTGCGGGGGCGGGGGCCAGTGGGGGCCGTCGATGCCGGGGACGCGGCCGTCCTCGTCGAGGTGGACGGTCACGTCCCCGGGCTGCGGCCCGAACGGGTTCCGGTTCACCGCTGCGTCTCCGGGTCGAGCGCGGCTGTCCAGCCGGTACAGCGGAGCAGGATCGCCCCGACGGGGATGGGGGTCGTGGGGTCCCAGTCGACGACGTCAAGGCCCAGATCGGCGGACTCGTCGACGAGGTAGGCCACCCACGACGCGCGAACCTCGAAGTAGCCGGGGTTCGTCTGCTCCGCGACGGCGCGCAGGACGTCGCCGGTGATGGACTGGGCGGCGGCGATCGAGCCGCCCCGGGCCAGTAGCAGCGCGCCGGGGACGACCTCGACGCGGTGAGTGATCACGAGTCCGCGCCGGGGAGGTCCACGCGGCTGCGGAAGACGAGGGCTCCCCGGGCGCCGGTCGAGCGGCGCCACTCGTCGACCGAAGCGGCGTCGAGGGCCACGCTGTCGGAGCCGGACACCTCATCGAACACGAGGACGAACGCGGGCTCTGCCATGCGGTAGGTGACGGTCGAGCCGTCCCCGGGGCCGGAGTCGACGGGGACGGGCGAGGTGGGCAGTTCGAGGACGCGAAGGCGCATCCCGTGATTCTACCCGGCGAGCCGGGGTTAGCCGGGGCAGCAGGGGCGGTCCGGGGCCGCCCCCCTGCTGCTCCCGCCACGCCATACCCCGGACCGGGCGCGGGACGACTCCCGGAGGTGATCATACGAGAGCGCCCCCGCCAGGTAGGCGGGGGCGCTGCTCGTGTTACCGCTCGTCCCACTCGACCTCGTCGAGCCACTCGCCGGGGAACTCCGGGAGGTCGTCGGCTTCGCATTCGTGGGTGTCAACGACGGACAGTGGGGCGGTGAGCCCGCAGCAGTCGGCGGTGACGACGATCGAGGCGCGCAGCGTGTCGGACATCGTGTGACCTGCTCTCTGTTGAGTTGTCCCGCCGGGGTGTTCCCCCCGACATGACAGACTCTACACGGTCGCCGTAGGTCTCCACAAGGGGGGTCATCCGACGAGTTCGTACCCGCCCTCGTCGTCGAGCAGTACCAGCCCCACCGCGAGCCGGACCGGGACCGTGGACACGTCCTCGACCTGCCAGCCCACCGCCCAGCCGTTCGCCTCCGCTTCGGTCCGGTCGCCCTCAATCCGGCCGTGACACCCCGACGTGTTCCCCATCCCGCACACCGCGAGCAGCCACGCAGGCGAGTGGATCGCCCGTCGGGTCCCGCCCATCCCCCGGCCGCGCCGGTGGTGGACGTTCGAGGCGGGAGCGGCTCCACAGACCTCGCACATGCCGCCCGCGCGGTCGAGGACGATCCGCCAGTCCCGCGCGCTCACCGAAGCCACGAGGACAGCCTACGGGCTCCGTGGGACAGCGGCCGGGGGTCTGACCGACCCCCGGCCGGGTGCAAGCGCCGACGAGCGCTCCGATCCCGACCGAGGGGTGGGAGCAGGTCGTCTCGCGCGCTCACCCCGCACTGCTCGCGTCCTCGCCCACCCGTCACGGCGGCTACTCCGCGAGATGGTGAGCAGCGTACGCCCGGACACGACGAAGCCCCCCGCCGGATGGGCGGGGGGCTGGTCGTTAGCAGGTGCAGCCGGGGAGAGCCTCCGCGACCGTCATCTCCGCCCGGACCTCGTCCGCGTGCTGGCAGGCGGGGAGTTCGGCGAGGATCCGGGTCGTGATCCGGTTGAGCCGGTCGGCTTCCTCGACCACGTAGGCGGCGAGGTTGCGGGCCCGGAACTCGCTCCGGCGGGTGGCGACCCGCTCCGCGTCGCGGCGCAGGTTGCCGTGCCACGTGTGGAGGTTGTAGACCCGGTGGCTCCGGAGACACGCCCAGTCGCGGTTCATGTCGCCGGTCTCTGCGTCTCCGGCGGGCCCGCACATCAGTGGGAGCGCGAGGAGGCTCGCAACGGCGGCGGCGGCGCGGGTGGCGTGCTCGGCGATGGTGTCCATCGTGTGTGCCTCTCTGTTGAGTTTTCAACCCCGGGAGGAGTTCCCCTCCCGACATGAGAGACATTACCCGCCTCGCCGTGGGTTGTCAACCCGACGAGGTCACGAGATCGTCACGGCGCCCAGCACGCCCGGCACATCTCCCCCCGAAGCGCCTTGAGCGCCGTCGCCCACGGCCGGACGACCGGGGACAGCGGCGAGGCGGTCCCGGAGCCCAGCGCCCCACAGGCGGCTCGCCACGAGGTCGTGGTGATGCCGTTCGGGTGGGTCGTCGAGGTCGAGTCCTCGCAGCGGTGGAGCGGGTAGCCGACGACCTGCGCGCCGGTGTGATTGAACGCGGGATGACGGGCCACGAGGGCACCTCCGAACGAAGCGGGGGCCCGGAGCCGCTCCCCCGTGGCTCCGGGCCCCCTGGTGAGCAGCAGCGGCCCCCCGGCCCACTGCTGCGAGGTCTACGTGTGGTCGCTGGTGAACTGCGTGCAGCGGCAGTTCACCGGCCGGACCCAGCGCCGACCGTCGAGGTCGTATCGCTGGTGGGTCCGCGCGTCCTGTGCGTCGGAGTCCTCCACCGGCCCTTCGGTCGGGCCGTCGCGCTTCGGCGGCTCCGGCTCGCCCTCGTGTCCGAACTGAATCCAGCGGTTCCGCCAGCCCATCGGTGCCTCCCGTGGTGGGTGGGGGGCTCGTTCCCCCCGACACCAGTAACCTTACACGGTCCCCGGGGAATGTCAACCCCGGGGACCGTGTCGGCTACTTCGGCCGGGTGTCCACCTTCCGGCCCGTCTTGTCCCGGGGCGGGGTGCAGATGCACACCCGCCCTTGCGGCGAGCAGCGCCCGCAGGTCGAGGCGCTCACTTCGACTTCCTCGACGGGTCCACATAGTCGGTGTCCGGCTTGACCGGCTCCGGCCACCCGCTCTTCTTGTCCGACCGCTGGTCGTCACGCGGACACGTGCACGTCACGCCCCGCGATGCGCAGTCCCTTACGCAGGCCACGAAGGGCACCGCCTCTCTGTTGGGTTGGTCCCCGGGGCCGCTGGTCGCGACCCCGGGGAGGTGGGCGCTAGTCCTCGCCCTGCTCGCGCTCCCGCTGGTCGCGGTCGTCGCTGTCGACCTTGTCGGGGGTTCGCTGGTCGCCCCCGCTGGGCTTCGGGTCGGTGATGGTCTCGCTCCCTTCGTGTGGTGGCGCCGGGCCTCTCGGCCCGACAGGAGTAACCTTACACGACCTCCGGGGCTTGTCAACCCCGGAGGTCGTGCCGGTCACCGCGTCGGCTGCGGCGGGCCCTTCGGCTCCGACGTGCCCAACGGGGTCCCGCTGGGCAGGCTGCCCCGGTCCGCCTCCGTGCGGTGGCGGCCGGTCCCCGTCTCGACCTGCGGGATGGGGTGCCTACCCGTGGCCTCCGGCGTGTGTCGCGCCATCGGTCTACCTCCTGTGCGTGGTGGTTGTGGTGGCTCCACCTCGACCCCCTGCACCGGCGAGCGGTGGTCTGTGGGGGTCGAGGTGGGGGGAGTGCCCTCCGGGCCGGTCGCCGCTCCCCGCGACGCTCACTCCCATCCCGGGACACCGACCGTCCATGCCCCGAAGGGGTCTCGGCCGGATCCTCCGTGAGCGGAGGTTGCCGGGCTCGTCCCCGGCTGCCACCGTCCCGTAGGACACCCCGGGTCCGTGCCCCTGTGGGGGTCACCCGGAGATCCTCCCGGTGGGGGAGGTTATTGAGTTATCAAGGGGCGGAGCCCCGGGGGGCTTCCGTCCCCCTCATGAGAACTACTTTACACGGTTTCCGGGGAGAGTCAAGCCGAATCCGTAGGCCGATCGGGTGACTTCCCACGGCGAGCCCGGCTGCGAGCGACCCGCGCCGCCACGATCACCACCACGTACCAGCCCACGGCCAGCGGCCGTAGCAGCGCCAGCAGCAGCGACAGGACCGCCACGACCAGCGCGAACGGGCCCCGGTGCTGCTCGCGGAACGCCCGGAAGCCGTCGAGGATCCCGGCCGCTTCGTCCACTCCCGGCTGTCCCGCGTCCCGCTCCGGGAGGTGGTCCCACCCGCCGGTCAGGATGTGGAACGCGAGAGCCGCGACGAGCAGCCCCACGACCACGTACGCGAGGGCCACGATGTCGCCCGCGCTCACCGCCACGACCTCGTCCGCAGGCGCCTGCGGATCCCGTTCACGAGCGGGATCGGCCACGCGACGATCGTCATCACGCAGACGACCGCGATGACGATCGCGGCCACCCGGTGGTCCTCGTGGCGGATGCCCTCGACGATCCGGCGCCGCGCCGGGTTCGTGGCCCGGTGGTCGGCCCGCCCGGACACGAGGTCGAGCAGGGACGCGGCCATGGCCAGCCCGCAGACGAGGTAGCCGACGATGGCGAGTTCGAGCCCGGTCACCGCTGCGCCCACCGGACGACGACGACCCCGACCAGCAGGACCGCGAACACGGGCCACGCGATGACCCACAACAGGCAGGCGCCCAGCGTAGCGCCGCCCGCCTCGACGAGGGCGCGCCCGCCGTCCGTGGCGCCGAAGATGAGCCGGGCCATCGCGGCGGCTCCGGCGAGGTAGACGACGAAGGGCAGCAGCGGGGCGAGGCTCGCGAGCGTGGACACGGTCAGCCCACCTCGACCCAGCGGCCGACGCAGGCGAGGACGTCGCCGTACGAGCCGGAGTCCATGACCTCCGCGCGGAACGCCTTGACGGCTGCGGCGTCGGCTCCGGCGCGGCCCAGCGCGCGGGCGACGCGGCCCATGATGGCGCCCACGTTCCCGTCCTCGCCGGAGAGCTGAGCGAAGGCGTCGGGGTAGTACGGGCGCTCCGGGTCGCGGTCGGGCCAGTGGATCGGGTGGGCGCAGGTGGTGGACTCCGCCTGCGTGGCGGGGTGGTCGGCGATGGGGCAGGTCTGTTCGGCCGTGGACACGGCTTCCTCCTGTGGAACAAGGTCCGCCCCCGCCGGGTGGCGGGGGCGGAGGGTGGGCGGTCGGTCAGTCCTGCTCGAAGAGGTGGGGGGCGACGGTGAGGCGCTTGCCCTTGCGGGACCAGCCGCCGACGCCTCCGGTGAGGGTCTCGACGAGCAAGCGGCCGTGGCTGTAGCCGATGAGGACCACGGGGGCCCACAGGGTGGCGGAGTGGGTGACAACCCCGGTGATCTCTGCGTCGCGGGCGGTGGCGGCTGCGGTGGTGGTGTTCATGAGGTAGACACTACACGACCCCCGGGGGATGTCAACCCCGGGGGTCGTGAGTTTCCAACCGGCCCGATCAGGCAGGGCTACCCCCGTCGATCGGACGGCCCCACATCGGGTCCCATCGCGGGAGCCGGGTCGTGTGCACGAAGTTGAACTCGCACACGTACACCCGCGCCAGCCCCCACCGGTCAGCGTTCACCTGCGCCTCCGCCTTGCTCCCGAAGATCGCCTTCCCGCACTCGCAGCGCGGCCGACGCTCCCGCGCCTTCCGGCGCTTCCGGCGAGCGTGGTGGTTCGGCGGAGCGTTCCCGGTCATGCGGAGGTGAGTGTGTCTCCCCACCGCTGGTCCTCCCTTCCTCCTACGCCACGGGCTCGTCCCACGGCGTCCACTCGTAGAACGCGAGCCACGTCCGGAACGTCACGGGCCGCGCGTCCTCGTCCTGTCCCGCCACCTCGATACGGCGGATGTCCGCATCCTGTGCGAGCCGGAAGCCCTCGACCATCTCGCAGTGCCGACAGTTCCCGCTGTGCCGGTTTCGTGAGGCGAGGCGCTTCGCACAGCGGGTCGAGCAGGTCCGCGCCCGCGCCCACGGCTGCTCGTCCCGGTCGAGGACGAAGGGGTCCCCGCAGGACGCGCAGAGCCCAGCAGCGAACCGGACCCCCGCTCGTGGGCGGTGGCCCGGCGCTGCTGGGCTGCGACGCGTGGACACGGTCAGTCCTCGACCTGCTCGCGCGGCTGCGCGTGACGCCCGGCGCGGCAGTTCTCCACGACCGCGCGGGACTGCCGGGCGATCAGGTCGTAATGGTCGCGGACGCGGGCGCGTCGGGCCTGCTCGACCAGCCACGGGGACGAGTCGCCGACCGTGTGGATCCGGATGCCACCCGGGGTCATCGGGGCGTCGGCCCAGCGGAGGAAGAGGTCCCGGCACGGAGGGCACAGGGGCGGGTTCATGGTCACCTCAGCCACGCGAGGACAGCGGCGCGCTTCCCCCGGCTGCGGCTGCTGTGGACCTCGCGGACGGTCCACGTCCCGCCCATGTCCATGAGGGCGGAGCCCTGCTCGTCGGCGACGCGGCGGTCCGCGTAGCTCACGCGGCCGGTGGGGGTCCAGTCGACGGAGATCGCGGTGTCGCCCTTGACGAAGCGGGAGCGGAGGTCTCCGCCGCGCCGCTGGACGTCCCATCCGGCTTCGCGGGCGGCGGCAATGATCGCTGCGGCGGCCCCGGTGGTGGTCCGGTCTGCGGTGGTGGTGGTCATGGTGTAGATACTACACGGCCCCCGCAGGTTGTCAACCTGCGGGGGCCGATGGGAGCGGACAGTCAGGAGATGATCCCCGCCTCGAAGACGACCAGCGTCTCCCCGAACTCGTCGGTCACGACGGAGGAGAACTCGCCCTCCGTGCGGGCGGCGAGGTCGAGGACCACGGCGAGCATCTCGTCCCGGCCGTTGACGTCGCCCATGGCGAGCGGCCACATGTCGTCGAGGTGGACGCCGACGCCCCACCGGTCGCCGCGCTCGTCCGGCACGACCTCCGGAACGGCGTAGGTGGCGAGGGACTGGTACGCCATCAGGGCAACGGCGTGGCGGGGGGCGAGGGCGGGGCGGTCGGTGTTCGTCATGAGGTAGACATTACACGACCCCCCGGGGATGTCAACACCCGGGGGGTCGGTGGTCTCGATCAGACGAGCGCCGAGACGAGGTCCCGCGCCATCGCGGGGGCCGCCTCGCGCGGGATCGCCGCGACGTCGCCGGTCCACAGGATGTGCCGCCCGTCGCGGCGGCTACTGCGGCTCCACACGGTCCGGCGCAGGACGAGCGTCGCCGGGTCGTCGGCGACCCAGTCCATCTCGACGAGCACGTCCGGCGTGGAGACGAGCGTCGTCGCGTGGCGCTCGTCCCACCGGGGGTAGTCGGCGGCGGTGTCGGTCATGATCTCAGCCCTTCGGGTGGACGGCGTCGCGGACGTCGAGGATCTTGCCGAGCACGCCCGCCCACTCCTGCGCCTCCGGGCCGCCGTAGCGGACCATGCGCTCACGGAAGGTCTCGACGCGTGCGACGAGGTCCGCGAGGTTCTCGGCGCGCTCGCGCTCCGCCTGCTGGCCTCGCAGGGCCGCGTCCAGGGCGCGGGATCCGGTGCTCGCCATCGTGGGTTCCTCCTGTGGTGGTGGGGTGTTGAGATAGAGACTACACGGCCCCCGTGGGATGTCAACCCACGGGGGCCCTGTACGTGCTCCCGCTATTACGTGCCCTTGCCCCACTTCGTCCGTGGCGCCGGAGGCGCAGGCGGCGGCGTCTTCGGGCGGGGCGGGAGTGGGGCGCTCCGGGCCTCCCGCTGCTCGTACAGCAGCCGCGCCCGCGCGTTGTCCGCCTCCGCCCGCGCCATCGACCGGCGCGCCTCCGTGAGCCGGTCAGCCACCCCCACGACCGCGCAGACGACGAGCAGCGCGAGGAAGAACGCGGACACCGGGTTCGCGGCGGCGAAGTCGAGGACGCTCACCGTGGCCTACCCAGCAGACCCAGCAGCCCCCACCCCGCGAGCCACCACACGACCGCCGGGGTCGGGATCCCACCGGCGAGGATCTCCCACCCGGCGACCCACAGCAGCGACAGCGCGGACACCGCGAGGATCCCCGACGAGGTCCCCCGGTTCTGCGCCCGCTGCTCGGCGGCCGGGCCCTGCGCGATCACACGCCGTCCCGGCGGTCACGGGCGAGCGAGTGGAGCAGCGCCCGGAGGTCCGACTTCGTCGCCTGCGGGTTGTCCAGCCGGAGCAGGTGGAGCCGCTCCGCTCGCGTCACCCGACCCGCCTTCCGGGTCGACGCCTGCGCCCGGCGCTCCGTCGCCGCCGCCACCTGCTCCGGGGTCACCGGTCGGCCCCGGTCCATCGGAGGGAAGGGGGACGGGGCCGCTGCTGCTGCTCGGACCCGGGCCGGGGGTCGCTGTCGGAGCAGGGTCGCGAGTCGCTGGGCTCGTCGGTGGCTGCGCGGTCCGCGCGGGTGGGTCGGTGGGGTCTGCTCCCGCTCCGGGTCGAGCGCCACCGCTTCCCGGTGTCGCTGGTCCTGCTGCTGTCGTGGGGTTGGCACTGGTGGTGTCCTCCGTGATGTAGGGCAGGAGGACCGGGACCTCTCGGACCACGGTCTCCGGGGGTGGTGGCGGGATCGTGACGACCAGCGTGGTTGCGGGCACGTCGGGCGGGAACTGCGGGACGGTGATCGGGGCGCCTTCGCCCCGGAGCAGGGCGCGGACGTCGTCGAAGGCGGAGAGCGGGCCCGCGAGGTGGGAGAGCCATCCTCCCCCGGCGAGGGCTACCGCTGCGGCGGTGAGGTAGCAGGGCCACCGGTACGCGTCGAGGTCGAGGCGCCTCCGGGGGACCTGCTCGATCTGCTGCGTGTCCACGCCCCCCATCCTGCTCCGATCCACGGTACCCAGGTATTGTATCGGCAGGCGTTCCACTTCGGAACGCGGGAGGAGTTCGGGGCATGGACCAGACGGGGAGGCCCGGTGGCGGAACCGGTAGTACCGCTGCTCGCGGAACTGCGAGCGCTGCGGGAAGCGAGGGACCGGTGGCACAGCCGGGCGCCGGAGATCGTCCGGCTGCTGCGGGAACAGGGGGTGAGCCTGCCCGCGATCCGGGAGGCGACCGGGGTCGCGCAGGCGACCGCGCATCGGCTCGCGTCCTCCACGTCGCGCAACTCACGCTCGCCGGACCCCCGGTGAACGTGTGCGACGAGCGGCCGTGGCAGGCGGCGGAGGCGGACGCGGAGCAGTGCCGCGCCTGCCAGACGAAGCAGTGGGTTCGGGCCGGGCGACAGGGAGAGACCCGATGATCGCGGCGGCTGCGCTCGCCGTGATCCTGCTGGGCGTCCTGCTGTTCCGGGGCGACGCCGGGCGCGTCGGGATCCTCGTCGCGTTCGCCTGCGGCTCCGTGCTGTCCGGCGCGGCGATGCTGTGGGGTCTCGGATACGACCTGCTCGGCGTGGTCGTACAGGTGGCGTCGAGCGTGGCAGGGATCGGCTGATGGCCACGTCCTCGACGAGTCGCCGCGCGGACGCGACCCCGGCGGCTCCGCCCACCCCCCCGGCTTCGCGTCCGGCGCAGGGTCGGCCGCAGCGGACCGACGCCCCCGGCGCCGACGAGGGCGTGGACACGAAGCGGCCCGGCCTGCCGGTGTGGGTCCTCGCGGTGCCCGCCGTGCTGGCCGTGGCGATGTGGATCGGGTGGGCGTTCGGGTGGGGGTGGGGTGTCGCGTTCGCGGTGGCCGCGCTGCTCGCCCTGCTCGTGTGGCGGCTGCTGGTCGCCCGGAAGGCCCGCGACGCGAAGAGCACGAAGGACGGGAAGGGCAGCCGGTCGGCCGCCCGGAGGGAGCGCAGGTGGAACAGGCGGACGACGGACGGGTCTACCCGTTCGGGACAGCCGGGGTCGGCTCGTGGTCTTCGGGGGCTGGCACAGCGGCTGCGTGCGAGGGCTGCGGGGAACCCGTTCCGTGGCGGTACCTCCGGTGGGGGCCGGTCGAGCGGGACGGGCGGGTCGTCGTCGAGCGGCTCGAACCGGCGTGGCACCCGGCGTGCGGGCGGCGGGCCGCGTGGCAAGGGCTCCGGGCTGATGTCGCGACGGCGCGGGATGCGGTCGTCCTCGTCGGGGAAGGGCTCGCCCGGCTCGTCCCGCCGATCGTCGGGGCCGTCGGGCCCGTCCTCGAAGCGGGGGTCCCGATCGTCGTCGAGCGGTTCGGGGTGGTGGTCGCGACTGCGCGGGAAGTCGGGCGCGTCCACCTCGTCCAGGCGCGGCGGGGGCTCCGGTGGGTCCGGGTCGACCGGGTCGGGCGGGCGGCCGGGCGGTGGGTCGGGGGGCTCGTCGTCCGGGTGGACGCGGCGCGGCAGGAGTGGGCGCGCGGGGTGGGCTACACCCGGGCGTGGCGGCGGGCACTCGACGGGGACGACGAGGTGGGTCCCGTGGTGGCGGCGCCGGGGTGGCGCGGGTGGGACGTCCTCCCCGGGGGGGAGCGGTTCCGGCCGCTCGCGCCGGGGGAGTTCGAGCGGTGGGGGTTCCGGTGGGACGGGCGGCACGCCTCCGTCATCCGGCGGGACCCGGCCGCAGGGGAAGCGGGCCCGGCTTCGGGGGCGGGGGTCCTCGACGCCTTCCGGCGGTTCGACGGGATCGGGCCCAGCGGGCACGGGGACGTGGACACGCCGTCGCAGCAGCGGCGGCGCCGACAGGGCCGCAGGCCCGGACAGGAGTAGCGACATGCCGAAGAGCAGCAGCGCGCCGCGTGGGCGGCGGGGGACCGGGGCCGGGCCGTGGGGCCCGATGGTGGACGCGGCGGCGAACGTCGCCCGCGCGTTCTCCGACCCGGTGGCCATGGAGGGCGTGAACGCGCTCGACACGGCCGGGGACGCGTGGGAGCAGATGGGCCGGTCCGTCAAGGTTGTGGGCGCCACGATCGCCGACGAGATCGATTGGGACCCGCGCGTGGCCCGGTTCTTCGAGGTGATGGGGGACGTCCTCATCCGGGCTGCGAAGCCCGCCCGCGACGGTGCCGCCGCTGTCCGGCGCGCGGAGCACGAGCGGATCAACAACGTGGAGGAGGGCGGCTCGCGCCGTCGCCGGTGGGATATCAGCGCCCACGACAACTAGGCCGCAGGGCCTAGGCAGTACCAACCACCACCACAGGAGGACCACGTGTCGGAGACGCCTACCCGGATCACGATCCCGCCCGCGCTGGGCTACCCGGTGTTGGGCGTCCTCGTCGTGTTCATCGCCGGGTGGCTCTACACGTTCGCCGGGGCGGAGCACTTCGCGCCGTGGTGGCTCCTGCTCGCCGTGCCGGTGCTGGGCTTCCTCGGCGCCGCGCTCGCCCGGACCTTGTGGGCGGACGTCGCGTACGGGGTCGCCCAGCAGCGGGCGGCGGTGTGGTTCGCGTGGGTCGCGGCGGCCGGGGCGGGGGCGTGGCTCACGTGGGCCGGGCTCGTCACCCCGGGCGCCGCGCTCCCGCTGCTCGTGTTGGGCGCCCTGCCGTTGTGGGGGTGGTTCGCGATCCTGTGCCTGCGGGCGCCGAAGGCCCACGCCCGGCAGGTCGAGCGCCGGGAGGAAGGGCGGCAGATCGTCCAAGAACGGTCGTGGCGGACGATCCTCGACCGGTCGGGGTCGGAGGACGTGGTGATCACGGAGGTCCGAGAGCACCGGGCCGGGATGGTCCTCACGGTCGAGCCGGACCCGGACGCGGCGAAGTTCCCGACGTACGACGAGTTCGCGGGCCGGGCGCCGTCGATGGCGACGCAGGCGGCGATGCACTACCGGCGGACCTCGAACACGCGGCTTCCGAAGAACTGCGTCCGGACGGAGCCGGGCCGCGACGACGCAGAGTTCCTCGTCCACATCACGATGCGGGACGTGTTCGGGGCCTCGACGTGGTACCAGCCGGACGAGGTCCCGGGGGACATCGCGGACCCGGTGGATCTGGGCGAGTACGAGGACGCGGCACGGCTGCTGCTCCCGCTGGACGCGAACACGAAGATCGTGGGGGCGACGGGGGCGGGGAAGTCCAACCTCGTGAACAACATCATCGGGCGGATCACCGGCACCATGAACGCGCTCGTGTGGGTCGCGGCCACGGACAAGTTGGTCCCGCTCGTGTGGCCGTGGCTGCGGGCGTGGCTGTCGGGGAAGACGAGCCGCCCGATCCTCGACTACGTCGCTGGGCAGGACATCGACTCCGTGTTGCGGCTGCTGCGGGCGACGTACCGGCTCGTCTGCGAGCGCAACGCCCGACTTGAGGACGAGTCGAAGATCCGGCCGACGGCGGACCTGCCGGTGGTGTTCGTGATCCTCGAAGAGGTGTCCCACCTCACCGACTTCCCGGACACCATCCGGACCCACGACGGGATCGACTGCACGGCTTCGGACCTGCTCAAGATGATTGCGCAGGCGGACCGGTCGGCGGGGGTCCGGCTGTTCATGCTGTCGCAGTACGGGATCAACGCGGCTCTCGGCGACCGGGCGTCGGAGTTGATCCGCAACATCACGTGCAGGATCTGCCTTCGGACCATGGAATCCCACGACGGGTTCCGGACCCTGCCGGGTCTGCCGTCGACCGTGGACACGACCTCGCTCGCAAACTTCACGATGTACGTGCAGCCGAACACCGAAGAGGCGCGGGCGTTCCCGGCGAAGGCGCCGGAACTGGACGGCGCCGAGCAGGTCGAGCCGGTCGCGATCGGGAACACCCGGTGGCGCCCGGCCGGGGTCGAGCCGGAGGTGGCCGCGCTGCTCGGCCTCGACTACGAGCGGCGGTGGGCGTCCTCGCGCCTGCCGATCCTGGCGGCCCCGGTGGCGAGGCGCGGGTGGGAGTGGCCCGGCGAGCAGGTGGCGCCGGTCCCGGTCCCGGCGGCGCCGGTCGACGAGGTGGACGAGGGGTCGCCCGTGGCGGGCGGCCCGAACGATGGGGGGGACAGCGTGGATACGACCATGAGTCCGGAGGACGAGGACGCGTTCCGGCGGCTGCTCGGCGGCGACGAGCCGGAGCAGCGGCAGGGACCGGCTGCGGCTGCGTCGGTCGCGGTCGACCGGGACGAGGACACGAGCGGGCGCGCGGCGCCGTTCGAGGTCCCCGACTTCGGCGCGGAGATGGCGGAGATGGAGGCGCTCGCGGCGGACATCGCGGCGAACCCGTTCGTCCCGGGTCGCGATCAGGACGCGACCCGGGAGGCTGGTCCGGGTCGCCCGGTCCCCGACCCGCTCGACCGGGTCGTCCGGTGGCTGGACTCCGTCCCGGTCGACGAGGACGCGTGGGTCCGGACGGAGGAACTCGTGTTCCGGATCGGGTGGGACCGGGACGCGGCGGCTCTCGGTCGGGCGCTCGCGAAGTTCCCGGGCGTCCGGTCGGACAACCTGCCCCGGCAGTTCGACCCGCAGCAGCGGAAGGGCTACCCGGTCCGGATGCTTCGGGAGGCGGCGACCCGGTACCGGTTCGGGTCGCCGTAGGCTGTCCGGGTCGTCCCGTCCTGCTACGCGACCCGCTACGTGGGTCGGGGCGACCCGGACAGCCACCGGCGCGCGGCGAGCCGGAGCGGGTCGCCGGACCGGGGTGGACGACCCGGGAGAACCTGCTCCACGCGAGAGGCCCGGCCCCGACGGGGGCCGGGCCTCTCTGCTGTCCCGGGTTAGCGACCCGCGAGCCAATCGTTGAACCGGTCGCGAGCCTCTTCCTCGGACCCGGCGTAGTAGCCGCCGCCGGGGCCTTCCTCGAAGTAGCGTTCCGCCGCGCGCTCCGCCGCGATCTCCGCCCGGTGCTCGGCCTCCCATTCCTGCTGAATCGCCCAGCAGTGTCGGACGTGGGCAACGGTGGCGTGGCGGACGATCGCGTCCGGCCCGGTGACGCCGTAGCCCCGTTCGGTGTCGGAGCAGGATCCGCAGCGGACGCCGTCCGCTGTGCGCTCCGGGAGGCGGTAGTACTCGATCTCGTCGATCGGGCGGGCGGTGGCGGCCGTGGTGAGGGTCGACATCGTGTCCTCCGGTGAGGGTCTCTGTTGAGTTTTCAACCGGACCCGGTGGGCCCGACACGAGAGACATTACACGGCGACCCACGACCACGCAAGCCCCCTGCGCGACCCGTTGCAGATCGAGACCCCACCGTGACCCGCAACGGTTGCGCAACCGTTGCGCCCAGCCGTGGACACGGCCAAAGCCCCCTCCCCACCTGCGAAAACACCGCGAGGGGGGAGAGGGCTCCGCGTGCAACGGTTACAGCCGCAACGGTTACAGGACCAGCAATGCGACCCCCACCCACGACATCACCGACACCGGGAAGTACAGCCACGCGAGGCGGCTCGCTTCGACCTCGGACCCCGTCGAGAACACCCGCCCGATCCGCAGCCGCCCATCCCGAACCGCCGTGTAGTACCCCCGGTCGCGGCCGGGCCACGGGATCCCCGACATCGTCCGAGCGTCCCCCCACAGGTGGACGCAGCAGCCCACGAACACGCAGGCCCACCACCACACCGCCATGACCGGGCCGCCCAGCGGCGCCGGGACCAGCAGCGCCAGCAGCGCCACCGGGAGCCCGAACACCGCCGCTGCGGACCTCGTGTGCGTCCACCCCCTGTGCTCCACGAACAGGCACAGCAGCCACGACACGAGCCGCGTCGCCGGTCCGAGCGAGTGGGTCACCGTCGAGCCCGGGTGGTCGAGGTCCGGCAGGAGAGCGGAGTACCCGACGAGGATCCCGCCGAGCACGGCCGCCGGGAGCGGGACGCCCAGCCCGTGACCCGCCCCGGCGACCCACGACCCGGCGGCGAGCCCGGTCGTGAGGTGGCTCCGGGCCATCATGACGCGGACTCCGCGTCCTGCTCGACCGGAGCCGGGACGGGTCGCACAGCGGGTCGCGCGTCCCGGGCCTGCGCGAGCAGCCGGGTTGCCTTCGACCCGCCGCAACCCGCGTGCTCCCGGACCGCCTTCGCGGTCGGCGGGCGGCCGACCCGGTCCCACTCCGACCCGATCCACGCGACCGTCGCCGGGTCGTCCGGGTCGCCGACCCGGGTTGACCCGGCGGGTCGTGCCGGGTTGCGGGTCGCCGGGACCCGGGTCGGGGCCTTCCGGTCGGGACGGGTCGCCGGGTCGGCGACGGCCGGGACGGGTCGCGAGACGACCTGCTCGACCCGGGTCGTCGGGCGGGCGGCGAGCGCGGCGCCTACGGCGTCCCGGATCGCGTCCCGCTGCTCGACCCGGATCGCGTCCCGGATGCGCTCCGGGTCGGCGGAGACCGGGATGCCGACGAGGTGGGTCACGGGCCACGTCGTGTCCACGTCCGCGCGCATCCGGGCGACGTAGTCGCGGACGCGGCCCAGCATGACGGCGACGAGTTCGAGGGTGACCGCGAACGAGATCGGGGCCCACACGGCGGCGGCGAGGCGGCCGACGCCCTCGCCGACGGACGGGGCGCCGAACGCGTCGGCGCTCGCGAGGTTCGCGGCGATGGTGCCGATGAACCCGACCCCGAACGCGAGCCACGGGACGAAGCCGATCGGCTGCTGCGCCCAGCGGCGGGAGTACATCACCACGAGCGCGGCGATCAACATCCCGTCGGTGGTGAGCGGGAGCCACGCGGCGCGGGACTCCGCCTCGCCGTAGGTCCGGAACACCTCGTACGCGTGGTGGTAGGAAGCGACGGCGGCGGGCCCGCCGACGGACGCGAGGATCGCGGCGATACCGAGCAGCATCGCGGCGACCGCGAGAGCGGTTCGGGTGGTCACGGGAGGATCTCCAGTCGGACGGAGCGGGTGATGTCGTGGCCGTTGTCGTCGAGCAGCGCGACCGGCTCCGCGCGAACCTCGATCAGGTCCGACGGCGGGCGGCGCGTGGTGGTGGCGGTGGCGCGCATGAGGGTCATGTGGTGGGCGACGGCGACCGCGTCGGCCGGGTCTTCGGCGATGTGGACCCCGACGACCTGCTCGTCCGCGTAGTGGCCGACGAGCAAGATGTACGCCTGCGTGCGCGGCTGCTCCGGGTCGGTGGCGCCCAGCCGCTCCGCTTCGCGGGCGACGGCTTCGCGGTAGGCGTGTCCGGTGTCGCGGACGATCAGGCAGGCGGCGCGGTGACGGAGCCCGGCGCCGGTGAGCCCGGCGCCGATCGGGCAGGTCATCTCACAGTCGTCGCGGGCCTCGAAGTAGTTCGCGGGGGTGAGGGTGTCCATCGGGGTTCTCCTGTAGTGGGGCCCCGGCCCCCGGGGTGGGGGCCGGGTCCGGCGGTCAGTTCTGCGCTCGCCACGCGGCGGCGTCGGCGCAGGTCTCGCAGTGCCCGTCGCACTGCGGGTCGCCGCAACCGGCGGGGGAGGTGTCGGGGCGGGGGATGTAGATCCGGTGGCCGCTGCTGCTCATCTGTCCGGTCCTTCCGTTGGGGCCGCTGTCCGGCCCGACACGACAGACATTACACGCCCCCCGTGGGTCACGCAACCCCCTTGCGTGAACCCACGGCAGGCGTGTAACGTCTGCGGCATGACGACACGGACAGCACAGCCCCCCGCCCCACCGAAGCCGGTCCACCTCACCCCCGGCGAGACCCGGGGCACGTGGACGGCCGTTGACGGCCGGTTCACGATCACGACCTACCGTGCCGGGCGAGGCGCCACCGCCGACGAGCGGGAGCAACAGGCCGCCGGAGCGCTCGACATCGTGGACACGGCGCGGCGCAACATCCTCGGACACGTGGGTACCGACACCGCCCGCGTCTACGACCGCGAGGACGCCGTGGGCGCCATCACCCGCGTCCTACGGATCGAGCACCGGGACGCGGTCCGCCTCGCCGAACTCCGCGTCGCCCGGCGGGTGATCTGATCATGTGCTCGAACACGAAGCGGCACTTCCGCGACGAGGGCCCTGCGCTCGCCGCGATGCACCGGATGATCCTCAACCCGCAGAACCGGCGCCACCACAACCCGTGCCGGGTCATCCCCTGCGACCGGCACTGCGGGGAGTACGTGCTCACCTCGTCCCCACAGCGGGCGACGAGCGGGCGAGGCAGGACGAACGGCGGGAAGGGCTCCCGCCGGAGCGGACGGAGGTAACGACGATGGGCCACACGATCGGGCAGGCCGGGACCCGCGAAGAGCAGCGGGTGTTCATGGTCGCCACGCTGGACGAGGACGCGACAGTCCTCGTCTCCGGATACCACCGCAAGCAGGAGTGGCGCCCGACCCGGGTGGCCGCGACGTTCGAGCGGGACCGCCCGAACACCACCGGGCCGTGGAACTCGTGGACGATGATGTCCGCGCACGTGAGCGGGTTCAACCTCCGGAAGGACGGGTCCGCAGGCGCGGACCACCGCGAGCGGCTGTACAGCAACGACCGGGGCGGCCCCGACGTGGCCGCCGCGCTCGCCGACATGGCCCGGCTCGTCGAGGCCCACGGCGTCGACCAGCCCGAAGCCTGACCGGAACGACCAGCAGCCCCCGGACCACATGGTCCGGGGGCTGCTTCGTGTCGCGGCGGTGGGACTCGAACCCACGACCTCCGGGGCCTCCCCCGGCGCGCTGCTCGTGATCCGCTGGTCGTACGCCCGGCGGGCGAGGCTTCCGGCTGCGCCACACCGCGAGCCCCCACAGTAGCCGTGGACACGGCCTCACGACCAGACGAGCCCCACGACGTTGACGTAGCCGCCTCCGGTCCCGAGGACGAGCGGGGCGGTCATCGTGATGGTGCAGCCGGTCGCGGTGAGCGTCCCCGACTTGAGGACCATCGTGATCGAGCCCAGCGTCCCGCCTCCGGGCTCGCGCAGGATCGCGATCGAGGTCGGGACGGCGCCTGCGCTGGTCCACGTGACCGCGACGTCGGTCGGGGTATTCAGCGCGAGCGCAGGCACCGCGACGCGGCCGTGGACGAGCCGGGGCCGGAGCGCTTCGAGCGCGGTCACGCGGGTGGTGAGCGCGGCGACCGCAGCGGCTGCGGCGTCGGCGGTGGTCTTCGCTCCGGCCGCTGTCGCGCCCGCTGCGGTCGCGGTCGACTGGGCGGCGGCTGCGTCCGTCTTCGCGGTGTTCGCCGTGGACTGGGCGGCGGAGGCTGCGGTACCGGCTGCGGTGGCGGTGGTCTGTGCTGCGGCGGCTGCGGTCGAGGCTGCGGCGGCTGCGGCGGTCGCCTCCGTGGCGCTCGTCTTCGCGCTGTCCCCGGTGGCCTTCGCGGTGTCGGCGGCCGTCTTCGCCGCAGCAGCGGCGGTCGAAGCGAGCGCGGCGGCTGCGCTCGCGGACTGGGCGGCGGTCGAGGCGGCTCCGGCTGCGGTGGTCGCGTCGGCGGCTGCGGTCCCGGCGGCGGTGGCCATGGTCCGGGCGTTGCTGGCCATGGTCCGGGCGCTGTCCCCGGTGGCCTGCGCGCTGTCGGCGGATGCCTGTGCCGCAGCAGCAGCGGCGGCGGCTTGAGCAGCGGCGTAGGACCGACGCTCAAGCTCGATCAGACGTTCGGTGACCGGGCCGGTGATCTGGCGCACGCTCGACCTCCCGTCGGCGCGGGCGGACACGAGGACAGGGTAGGGCGGGGCGCCGGGCGACGCACCTTCCCCACCGTGGATTACCTTGCCAAACCTTCCGTGGATTGTCAACCCGCCTGGTCCGATCGGGTGACAATCCACGGAATCCACGCAGGGGGCTTGCGCGTGTCCACGCCTTGCGGGTAATGTCTCTCATGTCAGGCAAGCCCCCCCCGCCACGGAGGACACGATGAGCGACAACGACACCACCACCGGCCCCACCTACCGACTCACCCGCGAGGACTGGTTGCACCGGGCGACCGACATCCTCCGCCCGATGTTCGAGCAGGTGGGCGCCACCCTCCCCGACGTGATCCACCTGTCCGTCGGCTTCGGCGGCTCCGGCGCCGGGAAGTACGAGCGGTTCGTAGAGGGCGTCACGTGGTTCCGCGCGGCCGACGCCTGCGGCCACAACCACGTGTTCATCTCCCCGACGCTGGGCGACACCGCCCACGTCCTCGAAGTCCTCGTTCACGAACTGTGCCACGTTGCCACGGACAACGTGGGTGGTCACGGGGGCGAGTTCGCGGAGTTCATGACCCGGCTAGGCATGACCGGGCGGATGACCACCGCGCAGGCGGACGTGCCGTTCATGGCGGAGCTGATGGTCATCGCGGCGGAGTTGGGCGACTACCCCCACGGGGCGCTCGACATGGCGCCCGTCAAGGTCGAGGCGCCGGTGGGCCCGGACGGGATCGAGATCCCGGTCGGGCGGCCGACCAGCGGCCCGAAGGCGCAGACAAACCGGTGGATCTCGTTCTCCTGCCCCGTCCACGACGCGCCGGTCCGGATGTCGCGGACGAAGGCGGCTCTCGGCGCCCCGTACTGCGGCCACCGGGACGAGCAGGGCGTCCCGTGCCTCACGGAGATGGTGGCGCGGTAGGCGGGTGGACACGGCCCCCCGGCTGCGGCCGGGGGGCCGTTCTGCGTCCTCGACCTGCCGCAGGTCGTGTCCACGGTCACGAGTCGGTCACGGGGCTTGCACTTCCCACGGTCGCCGGGTAATGTCTCTCATGTCGGGGGGAACAGCCCCCCACCACCACCCGGAGGTCCCGATGATCGCCACCACCGCCACCACCACCCCCTACGCCCCGGCGAAGTTCGCCCGGGTCGTTGCCGCCCTGGTCCGGCAGTTCGCCGGGCTGGTCGTCGGCGCCGAGTGGGTCTCCGGGCTCGCGCTGGGCTGGGATGTCGAGATGTGGGCGCCGAAGGCGGACCACCTCTCGCTCGCGCTGTGCCCGGTCGAGGAGGACGGGTCCACCGGCGCAGCCGTGCGCCGGGCGACGATCGTCCCGGGCCAGTACCGGGCGTGGGAGGTCGTGGCCGACGGGATCGTGCTGGGCGAGTTCCACGGCCTCGACGCGGCGGTGAGCCACGCGCTCGACCACGTCGCGGTGCCGTGCTGGGCGCCGGTCCAGCATGACCACGACGCGTTCGCCGTGTAGGCGAGCCGGGCCCCGGCTCCGGCCGGGGCCCGTGGGTTGTCACCCGATCGGACCACCTCCCCGGCTTGACTTCCCCCGGGTCGCCGTGTAATGTCTCTCTTGTCGGACACGGAGCCCGGCGGGACAACTCAACAGAGGGAGTCAGGGATGAGCGAGTTCACCCCCACCGGCCGCATGATCGTCTACGTTGAGTGGGACGTCCGGGCCGGGAAGCACGGGGCCTCCACCGGCGACGTGTGGGCGCGAGCGGACCTGATCGGCGGCGGGAAGGCGGAGTTCGCCGGGACCGACCAGCAGGTCACGGACTGGGCGCTCAACGTCATGACCGCAGCCGGAGCGCGCGGGATCGCCTGCGAGATCCGGGACGGTCGGGGGCTGGTGACGCAGGACTGACCGGGCGCGAGAGCCCCACTGCTTCGGCGGTGGGGCTCTCGCCGTGTCCGGGCCCGTGCGACCGGCTGAGCGGGCCGGTGCCGGGCGCAGCGGGCGCGGCTGGGCTCCGGGCCCACCGAAGCGGTCGCGGGCCGCAGGAGACCTCTCACGGCCTCCGTGGAATGTCACCCGATCGGACCATGGTCCGGGCTGGACAACCCACGGTCGACCGGGTAATGTCCCTCGTGTCGGGCCGGTCGGCCCGGCGGGACAACTCAAGAGAGATGGTGCAGAGATGATCGAGGTCACCGTGGTTACCCTGCTCCGCCTGATCGCCGCTCGCGCGGACGGTCGGATCGCGGGCCCCACCGTTGACGCGAAGATCGCCGAACTCACCGCCCGGTTCACCGCCTCCGGCGAGATCGTCGCGGTCCTGAGCGCCGAGTGATCGAGCAGCCGCCCCGCTCCGGCGGGGCGGCTGCCCCTCTCCACCACCTCGACCAGCAGGAGGACATGATGGGCACGTTGATCGACAACCCGGACATCGGCTCGTGGCGGCAGCGGCTCGCAGGTCTGCTCGCCGGGTACGACCTCGCCGACCCGCGCGAGCGGCAGGCGGCCCACGAGGTCGTCGCGGAGGCCGCTGCCCAGACGTCCATGCGGGGTCTTCGGGACCTCACGTTCCGGTTGGGGTACCGGGGCTACTCGCCCCGGAGCCGGGGCGAGGCGGTCGCGAAGATCGTCGCCCGGTGGGCGGACCTGCCTGCCGAGCAGCGCCGGGCGCCCGACGCCACGGACGCGGATGTCGTGGACACGCTGCGGCAGGTGGCGGACCTCGCAGCCGAAGCGGCGGCCGACTTCGAGGTCACCGCCGAGCAGGTGACCCGGCTCGCGCGGCTGGTCCGGTACCTCGTGGACGTCACGCCCGGGGCGCAGCGGTGAGGGCGCAGCGGTGGGCGGACCGGCTGCTCGACGTCGCGGCCGACGAGGTGGCGGGGTCGCCGGTGTTTAGGCAGGTCCGCCGCGACATCGTGGCCGCGTACGCCCCGCAGGTCCGGGCGTCGGTGCTGCGGGAGGTGGGGACCCTGCTCCCCCGGACGAGCCTTCACCGGGCCGGGTGGGCGGGCGAGATCGCCCGGGACCTCGCCCGGTAGCGGCTGGTCGAGCAGCGGAGCCCCCGGCGTGTCGCGCGCCGGGGGCTCCGGCGTGTCGCGGGGCGGCGAGGCTGTGACCTGCGAGAACCCGGGGAGGCGACACGCCCGGGTGCACAACACGCCGCGTCCACGCCCCCGGGTGTTGACATCCCACGGCGACCGTGTAGAGTCTCCCTCATGAACAACGCAGCCGCCGCCCCCGCCCCCCTCGCCCCCACCGCCCCGGCGACCGTCGCCGGTGCTTCGACCCAGGAGGTCACCATGTCCGCTCTCACCGCCGCCCGCGCCGCCGTCGAGGCGATCGAGGCTGAGGTCCACGACCTCATGGCCTGCGACGACACCGCGTTTGACGCGGACCTCGCCGACCGCCACGAGCGGGCCCTTGCCGCCCTCCGGGCTGCGGAAGCGCAGGTCACGGCGCCGCAGGCGGTCCGGTGGGTCGTCGAGGGTCGGCGGCTCGCGACCCGGCGGGTGCTCCGCTGGGCGGGCGAGGCGACCAGCCGGGCCGACGCGGTGGCGCAGGCACAGGCGAAGTGGGGCGCGGGCGCGCTGGTCGACGCGGCGGGCGAGGTGATCCGCTAGGGGCCCGGGGGTCCGGCTTCGGCCGGGCCCCACCCCCTCCGACCTGCGACGATGCGGCGAGCCCGGCGGCTGCGACGCACGTCACCCGATCGGCCCACCCCCGGGGGTTGACTTCCCACGGCCACCGTGTAGAGTCATTCCCATGACGAACACCACCGCCCCCGCCGCCCTCCCCGCCCGCCCGGCTCGCGCCCCCCGGGGCTTCGTTGCCGCCGACCGCTGCGGGACCTGCGACGGGCGCGGCGCCCACCTCGTCCCGGCCGTGGACGGGGACGGTGAGTTCGTCCTCGACGGGGAGGGCTTCGAGGTCGAGGTCCCCACCACCTGCGAGGACTGCGAGGGCCGGGGCTGGGCGCGGGACGAGCGGACCCCGGAGCAGGTCCGCGCGGAGGCGGAGGCGGCGAAGGCGGAGCGCATCGCCGATCACCTCGCCTTCGTGGCGGAGTTCGGGTACACCCCGGGTCGGGCCCCGTCCTGCGGGGGGAACTACTGCCGCTGCGAGCGGTGAGGTGGGGCGGTGACCAGGGGAAACCCTGGTCACCGACACGCCCGGCCGGGCGACACGCCGGGGATCCCCCTCCGGGGGTTGACATCCCACGGCGACCGTGTAGAGTTACACCCATGACGAACACCGGAACCCCCGCCCCCGCCGCCCCCGCCTACACCGACGCGGAGGCCCTCGACGAGTCGGTCCTGATGATGCTCCGCAAGGCCCGCCGGGTCGGCGTGCTGGACCAGGTCCGGGCCCTGCTCGGCGACGACGTGTGGGACACCCTCTGCGCCGCCGAGACCCGGGCCGACGCCCTCCGCTTCGCCGACGAGCGGCGCGGCATCCCCCTCTGCTCCCGCCCCTTCCCCGTTGCCGACGAGGACGAGGACGCCTGACCGGGCGGGGGCTGCGGCCCCCACCTGCGGCCCCCGGTGCTCCGGCTCCGGGGGCCGCTTCGTGTCCACGGCCCGGAGGCGCTGAGCGACCCTGTGCGGCCCGCTGCGGGGCGGGCGGGCGGGAGGGACCGGCGAGGGCTGAGAGGCCCGCAGCGGGCCTCTCACGGCTCGCGTGGGGTGTCTCCGCTGGGCGGCCGGAGCGGGCGGCAGGCGGGCCGCGCGTACGCGGTGACGGGCCCCCGGCGCGTGCCCGCTCCGGCCGCTGGCCAGGGTACCCGCCGGGCGGGATCGAGGTCGGTTACCTGTAGACGATGCCACATCCGGACATCCCACGTCAACCGTGGGATGTCACCCGATCGTACGAACTTCCGGGCTTGACTTCCCACGGTCGGCCGGGTAATGTCTTTCATGTCAGGGGGGAACGGCCCCCCGGGAAGATCGGAGAACATCATGAACGCCGCCACCGCCGCCGCCCTCACCGCCACCCTCACCGCCGCCGGGGCGACCGACATCCACGAGGTCTCCACCACCCGCCGCACGATCGTCGCCTTCACCGCCGCCGGTGACTCGATCTTCCCGATCATGGACGCCCTGCTCGTCGCCTCCGCCGCCGACCGGCACGCCGCGATCTTCACCCACGCCGACACCTCGACCGGCCGCTACCACGTGCAGGGCTGAGCCCTCCGGGCTGGCCCCCGCCCTCCGGGGCGGGGGCTTCCTGCTGGTCCCGGCAGGGTTGACAACACCACGCCGATCGTGTATCGTCTACAGGTAACCGTGCTCGACCCCGCGACCCGGCTCCGTGGGACGTCACCCGATCGGACCATGGTTCGGGGTTGACTTCCCACGGCGTGCCGGGTAATGTCTCTCTTGTCAGCAGGGAACGAACACCAGGAGGACACGATGTCGAACACCACCGCCGCCCAGGTCACCACCACCGGCCGCATCGCCGCCGCCATCCGGGCCGCCGGGTTCACCATCTCCTACCTGCCGCTTCCCTCCGGCCGGACCGTGGTCCGGGTTGACGTCCCCACCCTCGACCCCCGGGTCTTCGACCTGATGACCGCCGTGGCGGACTTCGGGGTCACGGTCTTCCCGGCGGGCGACGGCGAGCGCTGGACGAACGTCGCGGCCATCTGAGCCTGCGGGCTCCGGCCCCCGCCTCCGGGCGGGGGCTTTCCCGTGCGCCGAGTGGGCTTGACTTCCCAACGGCGACCGTGTATCGTCTACAGGTAACCGGGCTCGATTCCGGCAGGTCGTCGCCGGGACCTCCGTGGGATGTCACCCGATCGGCCAACCCTTCGGGGTTGACAACCCACGGCGACCCACGTAATGTCTACATCACCGGGAGGGACACCCCGCCCGGACAACTCAACAGAGGGAGGTTCCGATGGGATCCGGAAACGGTGATCAGGAGGACATCACGGAGGACGGGACGTGGTCCTGTCCCATGTGCGGCGAGAGCGGCACATGCGTGACGGGTGACGAGGGCGCAGCCCTCACGGCCCACGTTGCGTTCGGGTGTCCGGCGGCGCAGGCCGACTGATCACCACCCGCCCCCGGCTTCGGCCGGGGGCGGGACCGGGTCCCGGATCCACCCTCGCCACGAAGGGAGGGCCGGTCATGGACTGGCGGCACGGCGCCCACTGCCGGGGCGCGAGCGAGCCGGAGGTGTGGTTCCCGGTCGACGAGGACCAGGGCCACGACGCGCCGGGTGTGGTTCGGGCGCGCCTCGCCTGCGCGCCGTGCCCGGTCCGGGCGGAGTGCCTGTCATGGGCCTTCGAGTCCGGGCAGACGGCCGGTGTGTGGGGCGGGATGTCGACGCCGGAGCGCCGGGCCCTGCGCGCCCCGGAGCGGCTCCGTGTGGCCGCTGCTGCGGCGTCGGACCGGCGAGCCCGGGAGGACGCACAGCGGGACGCACAGGAGGACGCAGGCGCCAGCACGGAGGGCGGGGCGGGGGACACCCTGCCTCGCCCTCGTCGGCGGCGGGGTGGCCAGCCGCCGGGGACGACGCGGGCCCACCGGTCCGGGTCGGTCGGCCGCTGCGCCACCTGCTCGAAGCGCCTCGACCTGCGCGCGGACGGGCGAGTCGTCCGGCACGACCGGGTGTTGGACGGGAAGCGTGGGCACTGCCCCGGCTCCGGCGAGGTGTCGGCGGTCGAGGCGCTTCCCGGGTCGGGGCGTGTCCACGGGTAGCCGTGACATACTCCGCATGGCGGGGGGTTGCGTAACCCCCGGCGAGCGTGTAGTGTCATCTATGGTGGGAGAGGGTCTCTCGCCAGAACGAGACGAGAGGGAGGGGACAGCAGTGGCAAAGCGCAAGGAACCGATGGCGCCGATCAGCTACAAGACGGCGGGCGCGGAGTGGGGCAACGCGGCTGCGGCTGCGGCCCTGTGCGTGGGCAGCGACGGCAAGGCGATCTCCGCCGACACGTTCCAGTGGTACGTGCGAACCGCCGACCCGAACGGCGACAACCCCCCGCCGAAGGCGGAGCGGGTGGACCCGCACACCCGGCAGAGCATGTACCGGCTCAAGCGGGTACGGGAGTGGCACGCGAAGCGGCCCGGCCGTGGGAATTGGGGCGGCATCGGCGCCCGCGCCCGCCTGCCGAAGGACCAGCAGGGCGAGCCCGTGGACACGCCCGCCCCGGAGGCGGGCGCGGAGCCCGCCTCGCAGGACGCGTGACCAGCATGCACGGGGCCCTCTCCTCGCCGGTGATCCTGCCGGTCGTGGGGAGGGCTCCGCTGTATCGGGATGCGGTCGCGTGGCTCGAAGCGCTGCGGGACGTCGCCGACGCGAACGGCCACGGGCAGGCGGCCCGGTACGCGGTCGCCGTGCTCGACCTCGTCGCCGCTGCGCACGACGCGGCCGACGCCGGGTACGGTCCGCCGGACCTGCTCGCCGCGCTGCTGCCCTTCCCCCGGTCCGCGCTGTGACCCGCTCGTGGTCGCACGCGGCGAGGACCATCGACGCGGTCCCGCTGTACCGGCTGCGGATCGAGGCGGCGCAGGTGGACCCGCTGCGTCACCTCGCCCTGCCGGGGCAGCGGGCCGGGTACCTCGAAGGGGTCGCCGCCGTGCACCTCGAACCGGACGACTTCGGGTCGCCTGCCCATCGGGTCGAGTGGCGGGAGCAGCGGGGCGGCTCGTGGTTCACCATCGGGTACGCGGCCGACGAGCCGGGCGGCGAGCAGGATCCGGCGGCGGACCCGCGCGTCGAGGACGTGATGCGGCGCCTCGACCGGGGGCGGGTCGGGGTGCTGACCGGGGACCCGGTGTCGCTGCTCGCGGCGGAGGTCCGGCGTCTCCGTGGATTGTCACCCGATCGGCCCACCTCCGGGGTTTGACAACCCACGGCTAGCCGGGTAATGTCTCTCTCATCGGGCGGGGCGCTCCCCCTCCCGGGTTGATAACTCAACAGAGATGAGGCGCAGATGAGCAACACCGCGACGTACCGGATCCTCGGCACCACCGACGAGGTCACCCGCTGCGAGCACTGCGGCCGGGACGACCTCCGGTCCACCGTCGTCCTCGCCGCCCTTGACGACGAGGGCAACGACGACGGCGGCCGGGTGTACCTCGGCTCCACCTGCGGCGCGAAGGCCGCAGGCTGGACCAGCCCCCGGAAGTTCCGCGAGGACGCAGCCGCCGCCGACCGCGGGAAGGGCGCGGCGGTCCGCAAGGCCCGCGACGCTCGGTTCGCCGAGTGGGTCCAGCGGACCTACGGCCTCACGGTCACCGGCCCCCGCGATCTCTACGGGATCCGGAACCGGGAGGTCACCGGAGCGGAGCCCACCGACGTTCTCGCCCGGTACCGGGCAGAGACCGGAGAGACCGCCTGACAGCAAGCAACCCCCCGGCTCCGGCCGGGGGGTTGCTTGCGTTACGGCGTGTCCACGGGGTACCCCTGCCGGGAGGTGATGGACATGGTGTCCAGCAGGGGCGGGAAGTACGGCTTCGTCTACCGCGACGAGCAGGACCGGTATCGGGCCCTGCTCCGACAGCCGGGGATGACGAAGGCGAAGGCGGCGGCGATCTCGAACGCGGCCCACAACGGGACCCTCAAGCGGGGCGGCCGGAAGCGGCGACGCCGCCGGTGACGACCAGCGGCCGGAGCGCAGCAGCCGGGACGAACCACGCCCGGCGGTGGCCGTGCGGGTTCCGCTCCCACTCCGGCCGCTTCGCCGCCCTCCCGAGGATCGAGCCCCGGACCGTCATCGTCGGCGGCTCGCCCGTCACGAGGTAGAACCACCGGTCGTCCGCGTCGTTGTCCCGCACGATCAGGCACCCGTCCGCGCGGGCGGTGGAGCGGACCTCGACGTTCGAGCCCATGTCCGCGAGCGCGTGGAACGTGCCCACCGACGGGGACCAGAACCGGCCGACCGCCTTGCACAGGGCCATCTCACCGCAGGCGCCCACGACCTCCTGTGCCATCCGTTCGAGGTAGCCGCGCTGGTACGTGGACGCGTGGTCGTGTCCACGCTCCGACGACTCGACGAAGCGTGCCATGCCCACCCCGGCGGCCGTCGCGAACTCGCGCGGGGTGAGCACAACCAGCGTCACGCCGGGACCGGCTGCGCCTTCGGGGCGTACCGCGTCGGCCCGGTCTCCCCGGTCACGAGGTCCCGCCACTGCGGGCCGTCGAACAGCGCCCCGCCCCACAGCCCGTCGTACCCCCGGTCGAGCGCGGTCGCCCGGCACAGGTCCCGCACGGGGCACGCGGCGCACAGCCCCCGCGCGGCGCGGCTGCGCGCGTCCCGCTGCTCCGCCCGCTGCTGCTCGTCCACCTCGTCGTCGGGGTCCGGCTCCGGCTCGAACGCGGACGGCGGGAGCGGGACCAGCACGCAGCGGAGGTCCCCTCGCCGTCGCCACGCAGGCTCGTCCTCCGGGCGCTCCGCCGGGACCTGCTCGGCGACGTTGCCCCGGCGGGCGCGCGGGTCGGCGCCGCCGTTGCGGGCCCGCCACGACACGCAGGTGTCGCAGGCGCCCGGCTCGCGGTCGGCGGCGGTGGACAGGAGACCCGTCTTCCCGCCGCCGCTGGACCACGTCGCGCGGAGGCAGTACCGGCACAGACCGGCGTACGTCGGGAGGCTCATCCGGGGAACAGCCCTTCGGGTGGTGGGGGTGGTGTCGGGTCGGGGCGGCGCCGGATCCCGGTGGGCTGCGGCCGGGTCGCCTTCGGCCCGCGCTGCCACTGCTCGGCGCGTGGACACGACACGGCGTGGTGCTCGAACAGCAGCCACCCATCGGCGCGCATCCCCGCCGCGCGGCGGGCGTCACGACCTCGTGTCGGGAGGACGTCGCACACCAGCAGCCGGGGATCATCCGGCGCCGGGTAGGCGAGGACGTTCCCCCGCTCCGACGGCTCCGCGTCGAGCGGCATCCACTCCGTCCGCCCGGACGCGTTCGTCTTCGCCCACATGATGCGGCGCCCGCAGCCTGCGGGGCGGCGGCACTCCCGCTCGAATAGCTCGAAGTCGGCGAGGACCGGGCGGGCCGTCATCGGCGGGCGGGGTCGGCGAGGTGGGACCGGAGCCGGTCGGCGAACCGGACCGCCTCCCACAGCAGCAGCGTAGGGACGTCGTCCGGTCGGGCCTGCGTGCGCTCGACCTCTGCGCCCAGGTAGGCGACCGCGTCTAGCGCTTCCTCGTAGGCGTCGGCGACGTGGTCGCGGGGCGAGTCGACTTGCAGCGTCTGCTTGTACTTGCGCAGCCCGTACGCGGCTCGCTCCCGCAGGTCCGCCGCGAGGGCGTCGAGCCCGATCGAGTCGAGTTCGACGGCGACGATCTCGTGGACGGACGCGGCGCCCGGCGTGTCCACGGGCGGGGGCTGCGCAGTCCGGGGCCGGTCGTCCCGGTCGGTGTCGAGGTGGCCCATCAGCGGGACGCGCGGGGGTAGGCGAGGGAGATTCGGTTCATCGCCCGATCGGCCGCTTCGGAGATCGCGGCGGCCACCTGCTCGGCGGTGTCCGGCTGCGGGTCCTCGACGTCGCGGGTCCGGTCGGCGGCGAAGCACATCCGGTGGTGGTCGTCTTCGGTGAGCGGCGAGCCGCGCCGGTCGGTGATGCGGACGATGACCTCGACCTCGACGTCCGGGCGGTCGTCCACGGAGCGGACGGCGCGGAGTCGTGGGTTCGTGTCGCTGTGCATGATGCTGGTCCTCCGTGGTGGTTACGCGGGCGGCGGCCCGGCAACGGCGTCGGGTCCGAGTAGGTCCGCGACGTAGGCGCGCGGCAGGTCGTGGCGGGCGGCGGCCCGGTGGATGTCGGCGAGCGCGTCCGCGTTGCGGGCCGCGTCGGTGAGCCGGAGCCGGGCGAACTCGAAGCCGGGTCCGACGAGGTGGCGCCCGGCTGCGTCGAGGTTGCCCGCGAGGGCGTCGAACGTGCGGGCGGCGGAGGCGTGGTCCATGAGGTCTCCCAACGGGAAGGCCCGCCCCCGCCGTGTCCATCGGCGGGGGCGGGCGGGTCGGTCAGCCCCGGACGATCTCCGCGCGGAGCGGCTTGATCGTCTCGGCGAGGGCGGCGCGGGCCTGCGGTGGCAGACCGGCGGCGGCGAGGACGTCGACGAGCGTCCCGATCACGGCGTCGTACACGTCACCGGTGATCGGCTTCCCGTCGGGGGTGGTGATGGTGCCGTGCTTGCGGCGGAGGAAGTCGATCGTCCCGGCGGTGAGGCCCTTGCTCGCGACGAGGTCGAGCGCCCGGAGGAAGTGGCCCTCTTGCCGGTTCCGGTCGGTCCGGTAGAAGTACGCGGCCACGGCCGGGACGCCGAGACCTCGCGTGTAGAACTCCCGGACGACGTCCGCCCACACGTTGTCCCGGTCGGGGTTGAGGTGGACGAGCATGTCCCGGACGTTGATGCCGTCGACCTCCGGGGCGGGGGTGACCTGATCGGTCGGGTGGTACCAGCGGTCACCGACGCGGATCATCGGCCGCTGCTCCCGGCGGGGCGCGGCGGGCCGGGCGCGGGACGCGGCGCGGACCTGCTCGGCGAGCCGGTTCTGTCGGACGAGCAGGATCACGACCCCGATCGCGGCGGCGATAGCGGAGCCGTTCCCGATGCCGTCGAGGAACAGGAGGAACGTGGTCACTCGCCGCCCCCGCCGGAGGACGAGCCGCCGCCGGAGTCGGAGCCGCCGGAGTAGCCGCCGCCGCTGGACCCGCTGTCGTGGCTGCTGTGCCCGGACGAGTAGCCGCCGCCGGAGTAGCCGCCCCACGACGAGGACGAGCCGGAGTCCGTCGAGGGGTCGGGGGTCGAGTGCCGCTCCGGCGGCGTGTCCACGGCGCCGCCCATGTAGTACGGGGACGCGGGGTTCGTCCAGCCCAGCGGCTCGACCGGCGGCGGGACGTCCGCCGCGCGGGCCGCCTGCGAGCGGGTGGTGTGGCGGCCGGTCGAGGACCCGCCGCCGAACACGCCGTCGGAGCGGATCGGCCGCCGCTCGCGCTCGTACATCCCGGGGTGGTACGGGAGGCCCTCCCGGGCGGCGCGCTCCCGGAGCGGCTGGTCCGTGTAGATCCCGGACGGCGGGTGGGGCATCGGGTCCCCGTCCTCGTAGCCGGGGCCGTCGGGGGTGGGGCCGGTCGTGTCCACGCTCTCGTCGGCCCGGCGGGACCGGACGACGAAGAACGCGACGACCGCGACGACGAGCAGTACGCCCGCCGCGAGGGTGATCGTCCATGCGGTGTTCACGGTGGTGATGTTCCCTTCGTGGTGATCCTCGCGCCCGCCGAAAGCGGGTGCGGGAGTTTAGGTGGCGACGGCCAGCGGGCGCAGTAGCTCCGCCTCGACCTCGTCGCCGACGAGCCCGTGAGCGTCGAGGTACATCCGGGCGCTTCCGCCCTGCGCGCCCCGGCGGGCCGCCTCCCGCAGCAGCAGGAACGCCCGACCGCCGGAGGTGACGTCCCCGTCCGCGCTGTGGTCTCCGACCGGGATGCCGCAGTACGTGGCGACGGCGCGGGCGGACAGGCTCGTGGTGCCCGGCTCGACCCCGATCACCCCGGCCGCGTACGCGCCCAGATCGATCGGGTGATGGTGCCACTCCGCCGTCTTCGCGTGGGCGGGGTCGGAGAACTTGTGGCGGACGAACAGCCGCCGGAGGAACCCCTCGTCGAACGAGGGCTTGGACCCGACGAGCACGGGAAGCGGGAGCGCGTCCATCTCCGCGCGGGTCCCGACCCGGCCGCCGGACAGCACCTCGCGGAACGCCTCGATCTGCGAGGTCGTCTCCCGGTAGGTGGGGCACGGCCCGTCGAGGGGGTACCGGTCGAGGAACCGGTTCACCCGCAGCGCCTTCGGGTCGGAGCGGGCGAGGAACGTGGACATGTCGGGGATGTCCGCGAAGAACTGGATGCGGTGCCCGGTGGTGAGGTTCCACGCGGCGACGTCCCACGCGTCATGCATCCGGTCGTCGAGCCCGTTCGTCTCCGTGTCCACGAACACGATGTCCCGGATCGGCTGGTCGTTCACTGCGGCGGCTCCGGCTTCCGGTGGCGGCAGGCGTCGAGGACGCTCACGAGGTGGGTCGTGGTGGTGGTGATCGTGAGGATGGTCCCGTTCGCGACGGCGGACACGACCTGCTCCGCCGCCTCACGGATCGCGGACTCGCGGGCGTGGCAGCCGTCGCGGCGGGCGATGCGGTCGAGCAGCCGGGCCGCGTCGGCGGGCGGGACCGGGGACCCGGTGGCGACGAGCGCGCGGACGACGTCCTCGACGTCGGTCATCACTGCGGGCTTCCCTTCGGGCAGTGCTCGTGTTCGGCGGCGTAGGTGTAGATCGCGGCCATCGCGCCGGACGCGGCGATCGAAGCGGGCGACCCCATCCCGGCGCGGGCGATCTCCGCGAGCGCCAGCCGGGACAGGACCGCGAGCGCGGCGTCCACCGTGGGCAGGTTCCCGCCGCCGGGGCGGAGCGAGGACGGGATGGGGTCCGGCTCCGCGTCGAGGATCTCGCGCAGGCGACGGCAGTCGTCGAGGTCGAGGAACTCCGGGCGGTGGTCGAGGTCGAGCCGGGCGGCGGCGGCGGCCACCTGCGCCCGCCACTCGCACAGCGCGGCGGAGTGGGGGGCGGTCACGACGTCACGCCTTCGATGACCCATTCGATCACGCGGGGGCCCAGCCACGCGGCGAGCGCGGCGGCGATCACGGCGAGGGTGATCGCGGGTCCGTCGGCGAGTTCGAGCAGGACCGTGCAGCCGCCGTAGGTGATGCCTCCGGCGAGGACCGCGAGGAGGAAGCGAAGCGCGGCGGTCACGCGTCCACCGCGCAGCACTCGTCGCGGGTCGCTTCGACCTGCTCGACCAGGACGAACGGGACAGTGATGGCGCCGCCGGTGACGATGCCCGCGTAGTCCCACAGGTCCGCGAGGGTGTTCGACGCGGCGAACATGTACACGATGTCGTCGGGTGCGACACCCCCGAACGGGGGCCGGTCGAGCAGGGCGCCCACGGCCACCTCGCGGATCGTGACCCGGCGGCCGTCGAGTTCGAGCGCGGCCACCTCGCGGGACTCGACGCCGGAATCGTAGTGGATCACGAACGGGTCGTACACCGGTCGGGCGTTCGGCTGGGCGAAGTGGGCGAGCCACCCGGCGACGCAGCGGAACGTGCCGCAGTGGGCGGCGACCGCGTCGGAGTCCGAGTCGGGTAGCGGGTAGCGCACGGCCATCCATGTGCCCTGGTCGTGGCGCAGGGTTCCGATGGTGATGCCCGCGAGGACATCGAAGAGCAGCAGGACCGCGCGCTCCGTGGCGACGAGCGGGTTCCCGTGGGCCCAGCCCCGTTCGATGCGGGTCGTCACCTCCGCGCGGTGGTCGAGGATGGCGACCGCGAGCGGGGGGTCCGTCGTGGCGAGGTTGTCCAGCGCCTTGATCGTTGCGTCTCGCATGGTGTTGTGTTTCCTCCGTGTGGTGGACGGGGGTCCGGGGTGGGACTACGCGTTCCTCATGTCCCCGTGCCCCGGACCGAATGTGATGCTACACGGTTTCCGTGGGAAGCGTCAAGCGGGGTCGAGCCCGAACAGCATCCGCTCAGACGCCAGCCTCGACGGGTGCACGAACCCCGGCACGAACCGACCACGCGGCGGACGGCACGCCAGCCCCGGCGCCATCCCGCAGCCGCCCACCGGAACCCCCGCCGGACCCGGTTCCCCATCGCACCCGACGTGCCGACCGCGCGGGTCGAACCCCCCGCCCAGCCGCTCGAACATCGACGGGAGCGGCGCGACGTGGACACGACGCGCGGCGGCGAAGTGGTCGGCCCGCTGCTGCTGCTCGTCGAGGGACAGCGGGGTCCGCCGGTACTCCTCCGGCTCCGCTGCGACGAGGTCGTCGGGGATCTCCTCCGCGCGGATCGGCTGCGGGTCCCACGGCTCCGGCTCCGGCTCGTCCTCGCCGACCCACCCGCAGGCGGACCCGCCCCGGCAATCCTCCGCGCCGGAGCACATCGACCGCAGGCACGGCCACGACGGGTCGAGGTCCGGCGGCTGCTCGACCGCCGTCACTGCTCGCCCCTGTGTCCGGCCATCCGCTCGCGCAGCCGGTCGAGGTACAGCGTGTGGCGGTGAGCGCTCCGCTTCGTCGCATCGTCCGCAGCGGCGAGAACCTCCCGCAGCACGGCGACCGCCTGCGTCACGCGAGGCGGTTCCGTGTCGCGGCCGACGAGATCGAGTTCTGCTCGGATCACGTCGAGCGCGTCCGCCGCCGTCACGCGAACACCGCCGGGCGGTGGGCCTCGACGAGCGCGCCGTCCGGGCCGTAGACCATCAGCCCGATCCGGGCGCGGCGAGCGCGGCGGATGGTGTACCACGTGCCGGACCGCTGCTCCTCCACCCACGTACGCGGGCACGCGATCAGCACGGCCGACACCTCGACGATCCGGCGGTCCCGGTCGAGGTAGGGCAGCGGCGCGTCCGACTCGTCCGACGGGAACCACGCCCGGAAGCGCGGGTTCGTCGGCGGGTGCCCGATCACGCGGAGACCCAACTTGCGGGCGACCGCCGCCGCTGCTGCGTCCGCCTCGACGCAGTCGCCGTGATGGAACTCGTCGGCGCCGTGGTCGTCGCGCAGCATCCGCAGCCGGGACGCGACCACGCCGATCTGTGCCGGGGTGATCCGGTGGCGCGAGCCGGTGAACCCGACGGCGATCATCGACGGGCCTCCGCCCACTCCACGAGGGCGACCCTCTCCCGACGCGTGGTGGCCGCCGCGTCCGAGTGGCCCACCTCGACGAGGAACATCCGGAAGGACGCCCACGTCTCCGCAAGCATCGCGGCCACCGGGTCGTCCGGGTGCTGCTCGCGGGCGTCGAGCAGGTCCGCCCGCGCCATCGCCCACTCCGGGTCGCTCTCGTACTCGTCCCGCGTGAGGCGGCTCGCCCCGCTCACGCGCGCTTCGCCATCGTCCGGGTCATGCTCGCTTCGAGCGCGGGGCGCACGTGCTCCGGCGCCTGCGCGAGGATCTCGCCCAGTCGGGCCGGGCCGCCCTGCTCGATCCCGGCGGGGCGCGGCTCCGCCCCGGTCTCCGCCCAGTGGTGCAGGACGCCCGCGACGTGGCGGGCCATCTGCTCGCGGTACCACTCCGGGTAGGTCATCCCGTCCGGGAGAGCGCCCGGGATGACGGGGTCCTCGAACGAGTCGGCCGCCTTCCGGCGGATCTCGCGGAGCCGGTCGGAGATCGCGGCCGGGGAGATCCGGGGGCGGGCCGCGTCGCGGGAGTAGTGCTCCACGATGACGCGGGTCACGGCGGCGCCGTCGTCCCACCGCTCCGCCTGCGCGACCATCTGCCACGCCTTGACGTCAATCTCCGAAACCTTGCGCTGGTCGAACGTGGCGGCGAGCGCCACGAGATCGACCATGTCGTCCCACTCGATCACTATCCGGTCCTGCCTTCCGTGGTGGATCCCCCGCGCTTGAGCGCGAGGACAGCGGAGACGCGCTCCGCCGTGGTGCCTTCGCCGAGACCACCGTTGACCGTGCGGTCCGGGCCTCGACGGGCCGGGGCGAGGGAGGGGGGCGGGTCGGAGTACCGGCCCTCGTTTAGCCACCGCGACGGGTGGACGATGAACCGCTCTTCCGTCCGGGCCGCCTGCCAGTACCGGGCGTACACCTCCATGCGTCGGGTCATCGTCGCGGCGTCGAGGTCACTCCGCTTGAGCGCCTTCGTGAACGCCTTCGCTGCGGCTTCCTTGCCCACCTTGCGGGGGCACGCTTCCCAGAACGCGGCGAACTCCGGGGAGTAGCGCACGTGCGGCGTCGAGCGCGGAGCGCTTGACGAAGTGTTTTCCGTAGTTGTTGGGATGGGGAGGGGAGGGGAGGGGAGGGGTCGGTGTGACTCCCCTGTGACTCCGGCGTCCGTCACATCGTCGTCACGTGTGACATTCTCGTCGGTCACGCGTGACCCGAACGTGACACCTCCGCCGGGTCCATCGTCGTCCGGGGGGCCGAACGTCCCGTTCGCCTGCCGCGCCCGCTCCCGGCTGCGCCGCTTGCGCTCCGCTCCGTCGGCCCGCGCCGCCTCGACCTGCTCGCGGGTCTTGTTCGACCCGGCCCAGTCGTGGAACCGGTACCCCTCGTCCTCGTCCGTCTTGTCCTCGACCCACAGCCCCACGCGGACCAGCGCCCGCGCCATGTCGAGCGTCGGGTCCCACGACATCACGATGTAGTCGGGGACGAACCCGTCGGTGAGGTGGGCGCTCGCCCACGACCCGGCCGTGACCCACAGCCCGGAGGCGGCGAGGCGGTCGGCGCCCAACTTCGCGAACTTCCGGTGGCTGTGCATCTGATCATCTACCGCCATCCATGGCACGGGTCATGCTCCGATCGCGGTCGAGGTGGGACGTCCGCCGACGCCGCGCCCCTCGTGGGCCTCGCCCGTGAACTGCGCTTCGACCCACGCGATGACGTCGGAGGTCTGGTACATCACGCGGCGTCCGACGTTCGTCCACTTCGGTCCGGGGCGCCCCGGCTGTCGGCGCCAGTACTTGAGCGTCTCGATCGGAACGCCGGACAGCCGGGACGCCTCCCGGGCGTCGATCATCAGGGGGGTGGTCACGGCGGGGAACCTACCTCATGGGTGGTCGGGTGTCTACGGGTGGGGGAGGGGGTGTCAGGCGGCGAGGATGCGGCGGACCGTGTATTCCGTCGTGCGTGTCCACGCCCCGATCTCTGCGGGGGTGAGACCGTGCGCACGCAGGCTACGGAAGAGGGCCGCACGGTGGACGCTGGGCAGGCTTTCGGCCGGTTCCTGCCCGGCCCACACCCGCGCCCACAGGACGAGCGTGGGACCGCGCCAACGGGGCGGCTCCGGGATCCGGATCGTGAACTCGCGGACGAGCGGTTCGGGCGTGGTCGTCATCGGGCCTCCGAACGGGACGAGCCCCCGCGCCGGGGAAGGGCGCGGGGGCTCGTCGGTGGTGGTGGTCGATCAGCGGCGGTGGCGGCTGTACGGCTCCGGCGCCGGACCGGAGAACACCGGCGCCTCACCGGTCCCGGCGTCGATCTGCTCGACCACCGACCGGAACGCGGTGTCGATGGCCTCCGCCTTGCGGATGATCCGGAAGCCCAGCCGTACCCCGTCCTGCGCGGGCTTGACCCGCAGGCGCGCGGTGAACACCACGGGCTCCGTGCCCTCCCACACGGGGACGCGGAACGCGAACTCCTGCGGGATGTCGATCGAGGACTTCCCGCGCCCGGCCCGCTGCACGGTCTCCTGCTCCACGGAGAACGACATGTCGCCGTTGTCCAGTCGGGTCCGCGACGAGTAGTCGAGGGTCGTCTTCGCGGTGAGCGTGGTCGCGATCTCCAGCATGGTTGCCCCGTCGGGGGTCTCCATGGTGTGGGCGAGCGCCTCGACGAGTTCGCCGAACCCCTGTTGCGTGAACGTCTCCCGGTCGGCCCGCGCCCACTCCGCCCAGTCGTCGGCGAGGACGAGGTCCAGCACGGCGCGGTGGTCCGCGTACCCGGCCGTCTGGTTCTCGGACGGGAGGTCGGTCTCCGCGATGGGGTCGCCGTTGAACACCGCGACGAAGCGGCCGTTTCGCTTCGACCCAAAGATCACCGTCTCCGGAGTGGTGTTGCGCTGGACGAACCGGACGAACGACTCCGGGTCGTCGAGGTTCGTCGTGCCCAGCGTGCGGGCCGGGCGGTCGAGCGCGTCGGACCAGTCGACCCGGTGGCCGCCGGGGTAGACCGCGAGTCCGCGCCGCTCGTCGAGGTGGATCGGGGTCGCGGACAGCGCGGCCACGGCTTCGGTGAGTTCGGCGGCGAGCGCGGCTCCGGCGCCGGGGGTGTCGCGGTAGTTGCTGATGATGTCCATGGGTGTGAGTGGTTCTCCTGTCGGGTGGGTGATCAGTCGCGGTCGCGGAACGCGTCGTCGCGGTGGGGGTCGTCGCGGGTGATGCCGCGCAGCCCGTCCGCGTAGAAGATCGACGCGGCCCGCTCGAAGCGGGGGCACTTCGCCTCGACCTTCCCGGAGATGAGGAGGACGCCGGTGTCCGCGTGGGTCTTCGGGTCCTGCGGCTCGACCTCGACCGTGAGGATCACCTTGCCCTTGCCGCTGGTCCGGCCGACCCATTCGATCACGTCCGCGAGCGCGGTCGTGGCGTCGTCGTGGACCTTGCCCCGGTCGAGGTCGAGCAGCGCGGCGGAGAACTCCCGCTCGTCCTGCTTCGCCTTCGGGGGGGTCTGCTGCGGGGTGTTGTCGGGCACGGGGCCCACTCCCTTTCCGGTCTGCCGTCGCCGGGGTGGCGAGCGGTCACCCGCCCCCCGCCGGGCGGTCCCGGCGAGGGGCGGGGCGGATCACCGTATCATACACGGTTTCCGTAGATCATGTACATCTGCTGTGCACTTGCCCTGCTCCGCGAGCCCACGGCTCGCGTGGAACATCAGAGCTTACGGGCGTGCTTGTCCACCGCCGACCGGAACCCGACCAGCGGGACCAGCACCCCCCACAACTCCCGGGACCAGTCCGCCGCCACCTCCGGCGGGACCTCGCCCAGCGACGCGGCCCCGTGCTCCACCTGCTTGCCCAGCGCGGCGAGCGCCTCGATCAGCGGCGGCACGACCTCCGCGAGATCCACCGCCACCGGCGGCACGTCCGGCTGCGGCAGGACCACCCCGCCGCGCTCCGCGAGATCCACGACGTACCGCTCCGTCACGCCCAGCGTCGCCGCCGACTCCGCCACCGACATGCCCTGCGCGATCAGCCGGGCCAGCGTCTGCCACTGCTGCCGCACAGCGGTCGGAGTGTCGTTCGCCCGCAGGGCCGTGTAGACCGTGACGACGTCCATCGCCCCGGCCGCCCGCGCCGCCAGCAGCGCAGCCGCGAACTCCTCGTCGTTCGCGTCGGCCATCGCGGCGCAGCGGCGTCGGACCTGCGTGTCGAGGCCCAGCGCCTCCGTCGCCGCCACCTCATCGAGGCGGGCGACGAGCCCGGTCACTCGCTCCGCCACCCGGACCGCCTGTTCCGCCGACGCGGCCGGGAGCCCCCGCGCGCTGAGCAGGTCCGCGACCGTGGCGACCCCGCGCCGGAGCGCGGCCACGTCCTCGAACGCGGACGCCGGGACCTGTCCCGCCTCGACGCACGGGCGGACCTGCTCGCGGTACGCCTCGACGTCCGCGAGCAGCGCGGCGCCCAGCGCAGCCGCCCCGGCCGCGCCCTCCCGGGGAACCGCCGTCCCGGCCGGGACCGTGGACAGCGGACCGGGCCACACCGCAGCCGTGGACACGGCCTCCGGGGTTTTCTGCTCCGGGGTCTCCTGCTCGTTCACGCCTTCGCTCCGCTCTTCCTCGCCGGGGGCTCGTACCAGTAGAGGCCCTTCCGGGCCGCCGGGGTGTCGCGGGTCGCGCCACCCTTGATCTTGCCTGCCTTGACGAGGTCTCGGCAGGCGCCGCCGATCTCCGACGGCTGCCAGTCCTCCGGCAGGTCGTCGCCGATGTTCCCCGCGAGCCCGGCCGGGTTCATCCGCGTACCGGGGTGGGCGGTGAACCACGCGAGGGCGGCCCGCCGGATCACCTCCGCCCGGGACAGCGGCTTCGCCTTCGGCTTCGCGACCGGGCCCGCGCTGCGCAGGTGGCGGACCTCCGCGCGAACCTCGTCCAGCGCGGCGCCCTGATCGGCGATCGTCTCCGCCTGCGCGATGACCCGGCGGTCCGCTTCGGCCAGCATCCCGGCGAGCGCGTCGCAGGTCTCGGACACCTTGCGGACCATCTCCCGGAGTTCGGCGCCCTCGCGCCGGGTCATCGCGGGGGAGATGTCGGGGACTCTCTCGGCCGTCATGGTGGTGGGGTCCTCCTGCTGCTTCGGGGGGCCGGGCTTCGGGGTCGGCTTCGTGCGCTCCGCGAGGATCGCCCGGACGTCGATCCCGGCGCGGCGAAGATCGGATATCTTGTTCGCCATCCCGGACGAGGTCCGGAGTCTGATCGACGAGAAGAACACCGGGGACGTTCCACGGTTGGGCGGGTACACCCGGTACGTGGTGCCGTCGAGTTCGACGCGGCACCCCTCGACGGAGCGGCAGATGTCCGCGAGTTCGTCCGGGGACAGGACCGGGACCGCGGCCACAGCGGCACTCACTCCCCACCGTCCGACGGCTCGACCAGCGCGGCGAGCGTCTCCGCCGTGGCGGCGGCGAGGTACTCCCGGACGATCTCCGCCTCCGTGGTGGTGATGTCGTTCGTCGACCCGATGACCGGCTCGTCCGGGTTGCGGTCCACGATCGCCCGGAGGATCGCGAGCCTGCGGTCCCGGACGTCCGCGCCCCGGCCGGACACGCCCAACTCGCCCAGTCGCGCGAGGATCCCGTTGACCGCCTGCCGCGACGCGGGCGGCTCGCCCGTGGACACGGCCTCGCCCTCGACCGTGTCGGGCCGCTGGTCCGCGTTGAGCGTGTTCATGATGTCCGTCGTCGAGCGCGGCTGCGGCTTCCGCTCGAACTCGTCTTCGAGGGAGGACTCACCGATCCGGATGGACTGCCCGATCACGGTCAGCGTCGCGAGATCGACTTCCGTCCACGAGTCGACCGGCGCCCCGATCCGGCGGATGAGTTCCTCCCGCCGCGCCCCGATCGCCTCGAACGTCTCGACCATCTGCCGCCGCCGGTCCTCGATCGGCTTCCCGCCGCCCTGCTTCGCGATGGTCTCGGCACACCACCCCTTGCCCATCTCCACGAACCACGGCGGGAGCGCGGCTAGGATCTGCTGCCGCTCGACCCGCGACCCGGCGGACTGGTTGTTCTCCCGGACGTCGCGGACCGCGACCAGCGTCCGCGCCGGACGGGGTCGTCCGTCCTCGCCCTGCTCCGGCGTGTCGGTGTATCCGGAGTGGGGGGACACGAACGTCGTCCGCCGTGTGAAGTTCGTTTCGAGGTCCCACGCGAACGCGACCACCGTCGACTGTCCAGGCCGCCGCTCGATCTCCGCGCTCCCGGAGGTCATGTTCCCCCAGCAGCGGGCCGCCTCGATCGCGAAGCGGATCGTCACGTCGGTGAGTCGCTTCCCGCCGCGCGGGTAGTTGTAGAACGCCCGCTGCGCGAACTCCATCCGGACGCACGACCGCTTGAATCGGGCGATGGCGAGGTCTTCGTCCCGGGGTCGCTCCGCAGCAGCGAAGACGGACGCGGCCACCTCCGCGACCGCGCGGGCCTGTTCGACCTGCGTCGCCTGCGTCGCGTTCTCGGTCATGTTCATGGTCACTGCTCGATCTCCTCGTATGTGGCGCGGTACCGCTCGTCGGACAGGATCCGGACGGTGGACGCGCGGGGGTCGAACACGACCCACGATCCGGGCTCGACCCACAGGTCCCGGCCCAGTGCTTCGATGACGAGGACGGAGCGGCTACCGGTGCCCTCGCCCAGGTGGGATCCGAACCGGACGCGGATCTCCAGCCACGCGAGCATCCGGCCCACGTTCGCCATGTCGGTGTCCGGCGTCCACCGCATGGCCTCGAACTCCGGCCGCCGCTCGACCACGATCCGGGCGGTCACCGGATGTCCAGCGCGCCGGATGCCCACTGGTCCTCCAGCGCTCGCGTCGACCAGCGCGGCAGACCTACCCGCATCGGCTCCCCGACGGCGAGCCCTTCGAGGCCCATGTGGTCGGGCCACTCCCCGGTGCCGACGCAGCGGGCGTAGCGGTCGAGCGCCTCGCGGACCTTGAGTCGTCCCCACTGCTGCGCTTCGTCGTCCATCTCCACGACGGTGACGAGGTAGGGGTACCGGGTCTCTTGGAACACGAACAGGAACACGGGGTCCTGCTCGTCGTCGAGCAGCGCCCGAACACCATCCCGATAATACGCGTCCTGCGTGTAGTACCAGAAATCCCACAGCGCCTTCGCGATCCCCTCGCGATTGACCTGCGACCCCCGGGACTTCACGTCCACGATGGCGAGGCGGCCGTCCGCGAGTCGGCACGTCCAATCCAACTTCGCCCGGCGCCAGACCCCGAACTCCTCGTCGTACCAGAACATCGCGCGCTCCGGGGTCCCGCGCTCCCGCTCGAACAGGTGGCCCGTCCGGGGGTTCGAGCGGATCGCCTTCGCCATCCCCCGCGCCTTCGCGTCCTCGCGTTCGAGGATCGGCACGCGACCCGCCTCACGGGCGGCGGCCCGCTGCTGCTGCGCCGCCTTCCCCCGCCAGTCCTTCGCGTGAACGACCTCGATCTCCGCGCCGACGCCCAGCACGTAGAAGTGCACGGCGTGACCCAGGTCGAACGCGTCTTTCGGCTCGCGCGGGTGGGTCCCGTCCAGCGACGCCCGGTAGAACGCGGGCGAGTCGGTCATGAGGGTCTTCATCCCGGAGTGGGACAGGCTCCCCGCCTTGACGGGGTCCCGGTGGTACACCTCGTCGGACATGCCGTCCACGACGCAGGGCTCCGTGATGATGTTCGAGCCGATGCCCTGAATCGCGGCGATCACCACGTCCGGCGCGTCGGCTACAGTGGGCCCCGGTGTCGCTTCGGCGCGCTCCATCGTGGTGGATGGTTGGACGGAGCCCTCGTCGCCTTCGGGTGTCGGGGGCTTCGTCATGCCGGAGGCGGGAAGTCGGAGCCGTGGACGAGGTCCACCCGGGACGGGTGCTCGGCGGCCGGGACGGGCGGGAGCGCGTCGGGGTTGAGCGCCCCGGGCGGCGGCGCCTTCGAGATCCCGGGGAGCCACACGATCTCCTCGATCGCGAGCCCGGGGATCTGCTCGTGGATGCGCCGGGCGACGGCGGCCGTGGTGGGCGCCCCGGCGAGCATCCGGCCGACGGTCGACTCGTGGACGCCGACGCGTCGCCCGAACTCTGCCTTCGACCAGCCGAGCACGCGGCGGGCGAAGTTGAGGACGGGGCCGTTCACGAGGTACGACGCGCCGTCGGGGGCGGACTCGAATGCCGCCGTCATGGGGCACCTCCGGGGGTCGGGGTAAGTCTCGATCACGGCACCGACAATACCCGGCGCAAGCGGGTTGCGCAAGCCGCTTGCGCGACACCACGGCGGCCGGGTATCGTCTCCGCCATGCCCCACACCACGATGCGCCGGGACGCCGCGCGGACGCTGGTCGTCGCCGCGCTCGCGCTGCTCGTCCTCATCTCCGCGTGCTCCGGCGGCGAGCGCCCGCGCCTGTCCACCTGCGGATCCGCCGACACCCCGCCGATCGCCCTCGACCGCGCCGCCTGCGACGGCCACCCCGCCACCGGCCGGTGGTACAGCGGATGGGCCGACGACCTCGACGAGCCGGACGAGCGACCCGTCACCGGCGAGCCGCTGGACGAGGACTGGTGGGACCCCATCGCGCAAGCGGACCTCGACGATCCCGGCCACCGCGTGTCCACGCCCCGCGCCACCGCGCCACCCCGGGTGACCACCGCCCCGAAGCCGACGCCCGCGCCGCGCGCCACCGCAACCCGGGCGCCCCGCACGACGAGCAGCAGCCGATGACCGGCCGCGAGGACGAGGACCGACCCCGCCGCGTCCGGCTGTCCCTGCGCGTCCGCGTCGGGATCACCATCGCCGCCCTGCTGCTCGGCGGCCTCGCCTTCGCCGCCGTCGTCCCCGACGACGATGACGACGACGACCGCGAGCAGCAGACGGAGCAGGTCGTCTACGAGGACGAGGACTAACGCCGTGGCCGAGACCCTCACCGACATATACGACCGGCTGCGGAAGATCCGGCGCCCGAAGCGCCCGGTCCGCATCGCCGCCGTGGTCGCCCTCGTCGTCGCGCTCGCCGGATGCTCGACCGGGCAGGCGGAGTCCGTCGGCCGCGCGCCCGACGGGTGGCAGTGGACGAACGTCTCCTACCTCATGGAATCGTGCACATCCCACGGCGACCGTGTGTACGCCTACTACTCGACCGGCGCGCTCGCGGTCGTCGCCGGGGGGTGCAAGTCGTGACCGTCGAGATCACCCCCGTCCTGCGCCACGCGTGGCAGGGGCAGGCGCCCGGCATCACCGACGACGAGATCCGGCTACTCCTCCCGATCGTCCAGTCCGGCGGCTCGTGGGTCCTGCGGCTGCTCCGCGCCTACCGGGCCGGGGTCGCCGTCCACGACCCGGCGCAGCAGCCGGACACCGTGAGCGGCGACGGCTGCCCGGTGTGCGGCTCGACCTCCGCGCGGTCCCTGCTGTGGCAGGTCGTCCAGCGGGACGAGCGGGTGGCGCTGCTCGCCGGGGTCGCCCCGTACGCGGTGATGTGGACCCGCTGCGCCGCCTGTGACGCCGTGTACCGCGCCGCGACCGGCGAGGTCTGGCCCCGACCGGTGGACGGCCTGCTCGAAACGGAGCCGACCGCCCAGCCCACCACCGACGAGATCGTCCGACCCCTCCCGGAGGGCCCAGTATGAGCGACACCACCACCGCCGCAGACGCGGCCCTTGACCGCCTCGACCAGATCGACCGGCCGTGGACCACCGAAGAGGCGGAGTTGGCAGCCGCCGCCCGCCGCGCCGGTGGGGGCCGGTGACCCTGCTCCGCCGACCCGTCGAAGGGCTGACCGTGTCCACGACCTGCGTCACCGACACCCGTACCCGGATCATCAGCAGCGACAGCCTCCCGTGGGCGGACATCCCCACCCCGGCCGCCGCGTTCGCGCCGGAGCGGGTCGCCGCCACCTACCACGGGGCCGTGGCCCCGGACGGCCGGATCGCGTGGATCGTCAACGCCCACGTCACCGGCCGCCGCCGGGGGAAGACGGGCCGCAAGGTGGGCGAGGTGCAGACCGTCTGGTACCTCGCCACCCCCGACAACCACGACGAGCGCGCGACGTGGCCCGTGTGGCTCGTCGCGTGGTTGGAGAAGTACCACCCCGACCGGCCCGGCGGATGGCTCGCCGACGAGGACCCGCACGGGGGCTACCTGTGATCGACCACCACGACGAGGACGAGGAACACACCGCCATGCGCAAGTTCGGACTGTCCCTGCCCACCGACGACGAGCCGGACGCCCGGGGCACCGTGCACGGCTCCCGCTCCGACGCGCTCGCCGCCGCCCGCGCGCTGGACGAGCGGACCGGACGCCACCACCTCGTCCAGCCGGACGGCGCCGTCGTCGCGCCCGCCCCCGGCACCCACAGCCGATGACCCCGCAGGGCTACCCGCTCACCTGCCGCACAGCGGACGGGTGGTTCTTCGTCATCGGGTGGGAGGCGACCCCGAACGGGAAGTACACGCCCGTCGGGGTCCCGATGAACGGCGGCGGCGAGCCGGTCGCGCTGCCCCGGAGCGAGATCACCGAATGGGACGAGGTCATGCCGTGACCCCGGACGAAGCGCTCGCGGAGATCGTGCGGATCTTCGACCTCGAACCGATGGGGACCCAGCCGGACGGGAAGGCGACGTGGGACGACGCGGTCGCCTACGTCGCGAAGCGGGCCGGGACCGCGCGGTCCGCGCTCGACACCATCGCCCGCCGGAACGAGTGGCTCGCCGAAGCGCTGGGCGTCCCCGCCGACACGCCGTACCGGACGATGGTCGAGCGGGTCCGGCTGTACCGGACGAACGTCACGCTCGGCGGTCCGCCCCCGGCGATCGACTCGACGTGGGGGAACCGGGCCGACCCCGGCCCGCCGCCCAGCGCCGGGGACGCGGCACCCGAAGCGCTCCGCCAGGTGATGCGCTGCCCGGCGCCGCCGCAGGGCTGCGGCCACATGTTCAACCGCCACGACCCGGACGGGCAGGGGTGTCACGTCCGGATCGAGGTCAACCACGTGGACGGGGTCGCGCAGGGCTTCGACCTGTGCGGCTGCACGGAGAGGCGGCCGAGATGATGTGGGACGAGCCCCCGGACTACCACACGGTTCCCGGGTTCCGGACGACGACGTTCCACGCGGAGATCATGGCGGGCCGGATGCCGATCTCCCGTGACCTGCTGGACGATCCCCGGACGTCGCGGTTCCGCCACGAGATCATGGCTCGCGGCCGGGAACAGGCCATGATGGTCGTCGAGCGGGAGGTGTGGAAAGCGCGCCTCCCCACCGGGACGCAGACGATCCCCGTCGAGGTCGAGGTCCCGTACTCCGTGGCCGTGCCGATGACGTGGCCCCGGACATGGTGGCAGCGGATGCTCGGACGCCCCCGCCGCGTCGAGGTCGTCGAGGTGGGCGGGACGGTGACCGCGCGAGCCACGGTCCGCGTGGATCTCGAGGCGGAGTTCCGGTACCCGGACGCGAACGAGCGTCTCGGACCCGCGATCCCCACGGGGCAGGCGAGCGCCCGGCCGGGACGGGCGCTCGTCGAGGTGGTGTCCACCTATCCCGGGTTCGGCCCGCACGCGGCCGTGTCCACGGCCCGGCTCCGCTGCCCGGACGACGGGACCGGCTGCGGTCATCACGTCCTGTCTCACATCCGGCCCGACGTGTTCGAGCACGGCGGGTGCACCATCGACGGCTGCGACTGCCGCCGCTACTTCGAGGACCACGGCGCCCCGGTCGTCCGCGCGTCGTGGGCGGCCGACCCGGAGCCTGTCCCCGGACACTGCACGGCCCGGCTCGACCACAACCACGGGGTCACCCGCTGCGGCGAGGTGGGCCCCCACGACGAGCATCGCGGGCTCTGCGCCGCGTGCCTCGAAGACGACCCCGCCGACGCGTGGCTTACCTGGCGCGGCGCCGGACTCACCAGGATGGACGAGGTGGACTGATCATGCCGACCATGCACCCGCACACGAAGTGGCGCGCCATCGCGCGGGACGCCGGGATCCCTCGCCACCTGTCCGACCCGCCGTCCGACTCCCCGATCGGCCAGTGGCTCGCCGCCCTGTCCCTCTTCATCGGGGCCCCGGACTCGACCCTCGACGTCCTCGCCGGGTACATCATCGAGCGCTTCGAGCAGGACCGGCAGGGTCCCCACCCGAAGGGCGTCGGGCAGCGCGAGGACCCCTGCGTCCTGTGCCCGCATGTGCGGTGGGACCACGGCTCGCACACCGGCTGCTCCCGCTGCGACTGCCGGGGCGGGACCCGGGACCAGCCGTTCGGGCAGATGCAGATCCGGCGGCCGGAGGCGGCCGACAACCCGGGCGACGCGCTCGTGATGATGCAGCAGATGTACGACCGGCTCGCGCCGCTGCTCGACTTCGTCGGCGGGTCGGTCGATCGGGACGACCTGCTCGCCGCGCTGGGCGTCGTCGCGCACGGCGGGAGCATGGTGTACCTCGCGAGCGCGCAGGACCGGGAGTCCGGGGATCGCGTGATCCTGGGCGTGTCCACGACCGGCGAGGGCGCGACCGCGTACATCGGGGCTGCGTGGCTCCGCGACCGGGGAGAGCTGATCAACCCGGAGGTTCTCGCCCTCGAACTCGACGACCCCACGGGGAAGGTGGTCAAGCAGTGAGGTACGACCAGACGAGCGAGGCTCTCGACGACCTCGACGAGCCGCCGCCGATCGAGCGCCGGGACTGGCGCGAGCCGGACCCGGACCGGCTGCGGGAGCTACAGGACAAGCAGCGCCGCACGGTCCGGATGGCCTCGATCGAGGCGGGCGAACTCGCGGACCTGCTCGCCGGGGCGACCGTCCGCCGGGACCTGCTCGCGCTCCGCCGCCGCGTCGAGGGGTGGGCGATCGACTGGATCGCGAACCACGGCGAGGACCCGGGCCGGGGCGAGGACGGGGACGCGATCATCATCATGCGCGACATCGTGACCGCGCTGGACGAGCGGCTCTCCGACCGGGGCGCGATCGAGCGGGGGACCCGATGAGCGCCGGGCGCTCGTTCGACGAGCAGGTCCGCCAGCAGCGCGACGACCTCCGGGATCGGCTCGCCGCGCTCGACTACGTCGCGGAGCAGAACGCGCAGGCGGAGAAGGATCCGGGGAACGCGAAGGCCCGCGAGCGCGGCGGGATGGTCCTCGACCCGGTGGACCCGACCCGCGCGATCGTGCCGCTCGTGTGGCTGCGGACGCTGCTCGTGTCCGCGCGGATGGGCGGGTACGGGGCGCTCGCGAACGACGCGACCACGGTCGCGCTGGTCGCCGAGTGGAACGCGAACTACGGCGGCAAGACGGGCGACGAGTTCGAGCCGCTCCACCGGGAACACCCCGAACTCGCCGACGCCCTCCGCGCGTTCATGGGGATTCTGTGACCGGCGGCGAGGTGGACGAGGTCACGGCGGGGGAACTCGCGACGCTCACGTTCTGGCCTGCCGCGATGATGTTCTACCTCCTGCCTCCGTCGGCGGGGATGGTTCCGACGATGCTGACCGGGGTGGTCATGATGGGCTGCGCGTCGCGGCTCGCTCCGGCTGTGCTCGATCGGATCTTCCGGAAGGCGCCGAGTCTGCCGCCCCGGTGAACGACGAAGCGGCCCCCACCTCGTGAGGTGGGGGCCGCTTCACGCGTCGACCGGCTATGCCGCTCAGCGGGTGCCGGGTGGTCGCCCGGCAGACGATCATCCGCTCAGCTATGCTACCACACGGTATCCGTGGGTCTCCAACTTCGCCCACGTCGCCGGGCCCACCACGGCGTCCGCGTCCAGCCCGGTCCGCCGCTGGAACTCGCGGACCGCCGCAGCGGTCGCCGGACCGAAGTCGCCATCGACGACCAGCCCGCCCGCGTACGACGGGAACACCCGGCGCATGAACGACTGGAGAGCCGACACCGCCGCGCCGGTCGAGCCCTCCCGCAGCAGCGGGCGCCCGCCCGTCGAGGTCCCCGGCGTGGACACGCCCAGCGCTGCGACCCGGGCCCGGCGCCACCCCATGTCGTACCGGGGATCCGACTTCCGACCGGGCGCCCACTCCCGATGCCCGACCACGTTCGCCGACCCCACCCGACACACGTCCAGCACGGCCCGGAACAGCACATCGTGCGCCCGGTGAGCCGCGTCCGTGTAGGGCTCCGACACGCCGTCGTTCGCGGCCTCCGCCCCGTAGAGCCACGAGTTCCCGGAGTCCTTCGGGGCGCCCAGCAGCGGCCCGCCCTTCCCGGCGTGGTTCGCCCGCCCGGCCGCGACGACCGCGACCCGTGGGCGGCCGTCGAGGCAGCGGCCGATCTGGAACTGCGCGAGCGGTCCCGACACGTCCGGGCGCCCGTCGCGGATGATGCCCAGCGCGCCCCACTCCCCCGACTTCCGGGTGGACGCGTCGTGGTGGTCGACGATCCCCCGGGGGACCCTCGTCCAGTCCGCGCCGCGCGTCGCCCAGCCGGGGACTTCGAGCACCTCGACCCCACCCGCGCGCAGGCGGGCGATGATGTCGCGCATCCGCGCGACGTCCGCGCTACTCGCCATCGGGGAGGGTCCCGTCCCACTGCCCGGCGAGCGGCGCCACGTCGTGGGCGTCGCCGCCCGTGCGGGCCGGAGCGCCCGGCGACCAGACGTAGGTCATCTGCCGGGCGATCTCGTCCACCTGCTCCGGGTCGCCGCAGTCCCCGACGAGGTCGAGCGTGAGCCGCTCGTGGGCGTCGCGCCATTCCTCGTCGGTCACGGTCGCGAGGTCACCCGCGAGGTAGTCGGCTCCGATGGGGGTCGCCATCACGTCTCCTGTTCAAGTCCGGGCGGGGGCGGCGGGTACGGGATCTCGTGGTCGGCGAGGATCCGCAGCAACTGCCGCGCGTACGACGTGAGTTCCCGGATCCGGGCCCGGTCGCGCTCCCGGCCGTCTTCGAGTTCGTCCACGCGAGCCCTCAACTCCTGCGCTGTCCGCCGCTGCCTCTCAGCGTCCTCACGCAGGTCTGCCAACTGCTCGCGCAGCGAATCGACGTGCTCGTCCCACGTCTGCCGCGCGCTCTCGTACGCCTGCGCGTCCACCTTCGTGCGTTCGAGCGCGGCCGTCCGCTCCGCTGCGGCGCGGGTCGCGCGCTGCGTGAACCGTACCCCCATGAGGGTAAACAGCGCGGCGAGGACAACCCCGCCCGCCGTGATCAGTGCCGTGATGATCGTCGGATCCACGGGGCCTCACTTCCTCGTGGCGACGTCCGGGTCTGCGTCCGGCCATCCACTGATCAGGGTGACGACGAGCCACACGAGCGCCCACACGGCCGCGCCGGAGATCGAGTTGATCCGGCCCGTGTCCCCGGCCGTCGCGACGTAGGACACCACGGACGTAGCGTAGAAGATCGACCACACCCCGGGGGGGATGAGCAGGGCCACGAACCCCGGTGCATCGGCACGGGACCGGATCCGAAGCGCGCCGTTCACCGTGGCGACCAGCCCACCCACGATCCACATCAGCCCCCACGCCGGATCGTCGAGGATCGGGCCGATGACCGGGATCGCCGTGAACCGCTGCGAGCGCAGCGACAGGTACGAGACCCCGATGGCCACGTACACCAGCCCGAACATCATCAGGAACACGCCCCGGCGCCCGAACATCCGGATAAGCGGGCCCGGTGTCCCGTCGAGGCGCATCACGCCACCGGCGGCGGAGCGAAGCGGACGCCCAGCGTCTCCAGTTCCGCGTCTACCTCCGCGAGCCGCTCGACCTCGTCGGGCATGACCCCGCCGTCGCTGTCGATGATCCGGGTCCGCTCGTGGGTGAGCGCGCGGATCCGTGCTCGGACCTCGCCCTCGTCGTCCATGCGCCCTGCCCTTCGTAGTGGTCCGCCGTGGACACGATGTCACCTCCGGCGGAGGTTTCAGGCGGGTACGCCTGCGCGCCACCCCGGAGACGTGGACACGTCCCCGGCGGACCAGCCTGCCGACACGACCGGGGTACCCGCCCGCAGCGGGCGCACGAACTCCGGCGGCGGCGGCTCCGACTGCGTCGCCACGAGCGTGCCCACTGCGGACGGCGCTGTCCCGGACAGCGCGCCGGGGAACCCCGCCGTTGCGACGAGCGTCCCGACCGCCCGGGGCGCGGACCCGGCGAACTCCGCGAGGTTGTCGTCCGTCTCCTCGACGTCGCCCGTGAGCGCGCCGACCGCGCGGGGCGCCGACCCGGCGAGAGCGGCCGGGGTCGTCTGCGTCGCGGCGAGCGAGCCGGTCGCGCGAGGGCTCGAACCGGCGAGCGCGCCCGGGTCGGTCTGCGTCGCCGCGAGCGAGCCGGTCGCGCGGGGCGCCGCTCCGGCGACCGCGCCGGTCGTGGTCTGCGTGGCCGCGAGCGCGCCCGTCGCCCGGGGCGCCTGCCCAGCCACGACCCCATCGTTCGACGGGATCGTCCGCGCGAACACCGTCATGACGCCGGTGTGCTGGTCCGCCGTGCCGCCCGCCCGGTCGAACGTCACGGACACCGTGTCGCCCTTCGTGACCGGCGCCGTCGCGATCCACAGACCCGCCTGTCCACCGCCGGATGCGGTGGCCCGGCGGGCGGTGAACGTGTGCCCGGTCGACGAGGTCCACGACACGGTTCCCTGCGTGTTCACGGAGTCCGCCGCGACGGCCGCGATCGCGAGCCCGGTCTCCGTGGCGACCAGCCCGGTGAGCGCCACGGAGGTCACGTCGGAGCCGGTGGTCTCGTTCGTGACGGAGCCCCACCGGGCCCACGCCCCGGTCCCGACGTCGTCGGTGAGTTCGGCGACCCAGACCTGACACCCGGCGGTGTTCGAGGTGATCGACCCGGAGATCACGGTCTCCCCGCCGTCCGCTGTCCCGTAGGCGAGCGCGAACGTGACTTGATCGGCGGGGGAGCCGGTGCCCTTGAGCAGGTAGGGGAGGTTCGGGGTGTCGGTGGGCTGCGTGACCGTCCCGGAGTTCTTGTCGCCGCCCAGGATCCACAGCAGCGCGTTCGGGGACGTCGCCCCGGCCGACAGCGTCGCGGCCATGGTGAGGTTCGCCGCCCCCGGCGAAGCGGTCGCCGTCTGGACGATCGACACGGTCACGTTAAATCACCTCCCCCGATGTAAAGCCCTGCCCGGTCAGACGTTAAAAGCCCAGGTCAGGGGGTGCCCTGCGGGACGGTGATCGTGCCGCCGGTGATGTCGACCGTGGTCCCCGACACGACGGACGTCGAGGCGAGGGTGAGGTCCCCACCGCCGCCGGTCGCGGTGACGCTCCCGTCGAAGCACGCGGCGCCGTTCGAGTCGAGCGCCCGGAACCACGACGCGGTCCCGGTCGCAGCAGCGGTCACCCCGGCCGGGTCGGAGATCGTCGCGGCCCCGGACGACGCGGCCCCGAACGCCGGGTCGGCGCACGTGACCGTGGCGAGCAGGGTCCCGGTCGCGGTGGTCGCCGGGTCGGCGGGCCGCGTGCCGCTGCGGATCTGGATCGTCCCGGCGCCGGACCCGGCGTCGAGGCTGTCGACGATGATGTCCGTCATCGCGTTGCGGATGGCGGTCGTGAGCGTGAGCATGTCCGGTCTCCTCCTACCTCGTGACCTCGTGAATGAGGGTGATCGTCCCCGGCCGGGTGATCTGGTGGGGCTCGCCGGTCGTGTCCACGACCTCGACGTCCCACCAGACCACGCCCTCCCCGAACGAGCCGGGCCAGGTGACCCGCCAGTCGGAGGTCTCCGCGCTGGTCGCCCAGATCCGGAGCGCCCCGGTCGCGCCGCCTTCGAGCGCAGCGTTTGGGGGGTCCGCCTCCGTGTCGAAGACGAACAGGATGTCCGGGGAGTCCACCGACGGCCGGACGTGGACACGCCCACGGAGCAGGTCGTCCACGTCCACCGCCGCCCCGGTCCCGTCGAGGATCGGGACCGTGACCTCGAACGGCTGCCCCGCCAGGTGGGTGATGTTCCACCGGTCGGGGACGGATCCGATCTCGCGGGTCGCCATCGCTCACCCCACCATGAACAGGTCGAGGTTCGCCCACTCGCCGGAGTTCGGCTCCACGACCCGCTGTCCGCCGGTGCCGTTGAAGATGAACACCGCGAGCGTCGTGTTCGCCGGGAGGTAGCGGGTCCGGTTCGGCTGCAACGTCCGGGGCAGCCCCTCGCGCCTGCCGCCGTCGACCGCCACGACCGTCTCGAAGTTCGTCCCCCCGGCGAGGTCCGCCCGGATCGAGCAGGACACCTCGCCGCCGGTCGAGGTCGAGGCGATCCGGCACGACGAGCCGCACGCCCAGATCCCGCCCGCGAGCAACTGGAACTTGTGGCCTGCGCCCTGCGTGCTGCGGGTGATCAGGTCCCCGTCGTCACCGTCGGGCAGGGACAGGATGGTTCCCGGCCCGCTGGTCGTGTTTGGGATGTTCTGCGCGGACGACTGCTCGAAGTGGGCGCCGCCCGACGTCCCCCCGCCGCCTCCGCCGAAGGGCTGCCAGACGGAGCCGTTCCAGTAGTACGGGGCGTCGAGGTCGGAGTCATAGATCAGGAAGCCTTCGGGCACGCCGACGGGGCGCCCGGCGGTCGGGTAGGACTTGAGCCGCGACAGCAGCGCGTCGACCGCCTCCGCGAGATCCTTCACGGCGTCGGGGCCGTCCGGCTGGTCGTCGAGTCCGGGGTAGGGCAGCGAATGCCGCGTGGTGAGGCCCGCCATCACGAAGCCAACGGGTAGCGGATGATGTACGCCCCGGCCGGGAGTTCCCAGTCGTCGCCGGAGATGACCGGGCTCGCGGTGATGAGCCCGGAGATCCGGAACGTCCCGCCGCTCGACAGCGTCCAGAACGATGCGTGGGTGTAGTCCTCGGACCCGGCGACACCGGGCCACGAGAGGTCGTTCGTGTGGGTCATCTCGACCGCGACCCCGACGAGGGCCGGGGTGTCCCACGTGACGGACTTCCGGTCCGTCTCGGCCGCGATGTTCGCGGTTCCGTTGGGGCCGGGTGCCCCGATGTGCAGTTGCATGTAGAGCGCGCGGGTCGCGAGGTCTTCGAGCAGGTCGATGGCCTCCGCCTGCGACAGTCCTTCCGCCATGCGGTCCCCCTCCCTTCCTATCCGGGCTTCGTGATGCGTCCGAGGATGATCGGAGCGCCGGGTGTGATCAAGAGCAGGACGCGGCCGACCGCGAGCGCGGCGGGGTCGCCGACGAACGCGAGGTTCACGAACTCCTGCGTCCCGGAGAACAGGACGCGGTTCGCGCCGGTGAGCGGGTCCCACTCGGACATGTAGCCGGGCATGATCTGCTGCTCCCCGCCGCCCGGCTGTCCGGCGAGGTACTGGCCCAGTCGCTGCCCCATCAGGCGTTCGGCTTCGTGTAGACGCGAACCCACGCCATGTCGAACTTGCAGCGGCGCGGCTTCCCGCCGAAGTGGTCGAGTTGGAACGTGAGGTGCATCGACCCGGGGGCCTCCGCGACCCGGCCGCGTCCGTCGTAAACCAACTTCCCGTCACACCACGTCTTGAGCGTGCGAGCCTTCGGGTTCCACTCGCACGCCATGTTGAACCACTTCGTGATATCCACAGGGAACGTGTAGTGATCCTGTCGATATGGCGTGTGGTTCGGGAGGTGCATAAAGCCACCACCCTTGTTGTCACCCTCGTCGCACTCCAGGAAATCGTATTCCGCGCCTTCGGGCCACTCGTCGGAGTCGGGCCACAGGATGAGCACGGGGTGATAGTTGTCCGTCCGACCAGGGGATTCACCGTCGCGGTACACCCGGACCCGGCACTCTACACGGTAGCCGTAGGACTTGTACCGGAACGCGGCGCCGCCGGACTGGTTGTTATTGTCCCCCGTGATCGTGAGCATTCCATCGTGCTGCGAGAACGCAGCCGGACGCCGCGTCCCGTTCCCGGAGTGACCCGGACCGTTATAGAGACCCCACTTCGAGGTGTCGATCGTGTTGCCCACGAACTCGTCGGAGGCGGACAACTTCGTCCCCCACCCGTTGAGAATCGCCGCTTGGATCCCGTCCTCCGCCGCGCCGCCGCCCGTCCCCGGACCAGGGCCCGGATCGGGGTCCGGGCCGGGGCCCGGCTCCGGCTCCGGCTGCGGGTCCGTGGTGATGTCGTCGACCGGGTTCAACGTCCGCGTCTTGAGCGCGAGTTCCCCGCCGCCGACGAGCGGGACCGCCACCTCGTCGAGGACCCACGTCCCGAACCCGTTCGAGGTCGGGGCGCTCACCACGTCCAGCGGCTGCAACGCCGGGTTCGGCACGACCCACAACCCGGTCTCCTCCGGGAGCCCGGTCGAGCGCGCGAGGATCGTCTCCGCCGCCGCGTCCGCCTGTTCGCTCGTCTCCAGCAGCGGCGAGGCGTAGTAGCGGACCCGGGGCCCGATCGGGCCGTTCCATCGCAGCGGCGAGGACGGGGCTTCGTTGTACGCCAGCCGGTAGCCCGTCTGGAACGCCGGGTCTGACCCGGTCGCCCGCACGATGTTGTAGACGCCCTTCCGGCTGACCTTCCGGGAGCGGCGGACCAGCGTCCCCGTCTTCCCGGCCCGGAGCGCGTAGACCGCCGGGGCGTCGAGCGGCGGGTCCCTGCGCACGACCGCGAGTTCCCCGGTCGGCAGGAACCGCAGTTGCGCGCCCTGCGCGTCGACCAACTTCGCGAGGAAGTCGTACGCGGACCCGTCGACCACCTGCTGTCCGCCGACGAGCGTGGTGTCCGGGTTGTACCCGGCGTTCGTCCAGATGATCGGGACCTGCGGGCCGCCCTGCGCCGCGTACATCCCGTACGTGCCGGAGCCCGTGGACACGCCGTTGACGAGAGCGTTCACCACCGTGCGATGGCTGGTCCCGTCCGGGATCTGCCACGGGTAGACGACCCTCGTGTCCACGAGCCGGAGCGTCCGGTCGTCGGAGGTGATCGTGATCGGGCCGTACGGGGCGTCCGGCTGCTCCGGCTCGTCGATGGGGAAGTAACCCAGCGGGACGAGTTCGGTCCGGCCGTCCCCGAAGGCAACGCCCCGGGCGGCGAAGAACTCGTACCCGTAGGGCTGGACCTCGTCCCACCAGTCCCCGGGGATCGATGCGCTGAGCTGCGCCTTGACGTCCGCCGTCCCGTAGAGGGTCACGGCCGACCCTTCGAGCATCGGGACCTCGTCGCCCTCCGGGTTGGGCCCGAACTGGACGGACTTGCACAGGACCAGCCGGGCCACCGCCCGGTGGCTTCCGGTCACGACGTCGAGGAACTCGTCCGACACGTCCCACATCAGCCGATCACCTCCCCCCACGTCTCGAACGCTTCGAGCACCTCGCCCCACGTCTCGTACTGTTCGAGCAGGATCGCCCACGTCATCCCGGACCCCACGACCGACGGCGGCGGCGGCGCAACCTCCGTGACCTGGACCTCCGTGATGTAGGTCCGGCCGTTGCGCGCCTTCCCGATCCGCCGCGCCCGGATCGAGCCGATCGCGACGTACATCGACGGGAACGGCACGGACTCCGGGACTTGCAGGAACGCCGGGGCGCCCTGCGTGAGCGCCCGCTTGAGCGCGAGCCGGTCCGCCTCCGTGTGGGTGGCGAACCGGACGGTCGTGGACACGCTGTCGTGCACGTCGGTCACCACGATGGGGTCCGACCGGCCCGCGACCCGGTGGACCACGTTGCGGCTCTCCTGCGCGAGTTCGTGGAGATCGGCGATGATCTCCACCTTGAGGTTCGTGTGCGGCGCCGGGATGAACTTGAGCCACGACTGGTCGAGCGTGTCTTCGAGGTCCGCGAACGCCGTTTGCACGACCGCCTGCGGCTGCACGTTCTCCGGGCTCGACAGCGCGTCGATCCGGTATTCCACGCCTCGCCCGGCTTGCCACTCGTAGTCGTCGACCCGGCGGACCGTGGTCCCGGCGGCGACGGCCACCTTCCCGCCCCGCACGGGCCGCCACCGGGACGTCCCCTTCGCGCGGCTGTAGACGATGACCCGGATCACCTCCTGCGCGAGCCCCTGGATATCGAGCCGGATCCGGCCGCGCCGGTCGTCGTACGTCGCGGTCGCGAACAGGCCCGTCGAGGCGAACGGCGGGAGCAGGTCCGCCGCGCCGGTACCCCGGGAGGTCCGGACACCCAGCCCGAACGCTGCGGGCGTGTCCACGACCGTGAGCCCGGTCGTGGGCGGGTCGGTGTCCCACGTCGAGGTCCCCTGCCCCGGAGTCCCGTCGTCCCAGACGGCGCCCGGCGTGTCGCCGTCGAAGTAGTTCGCGCCGAGCACGGAGTACGCGAGCGCGGCTTCCGCCTCCGGCAGGGTGTCGAACTCCTCGACCATGTAGGCGGTGACCTGCGCCTCGCCCGTGATGTCGTTGAGGGTGCCGGTCAGCCGGACCGCGTTCACCGGGGCCTGTCCGAGCACGGCGAACCGGTTCGTGGTGTTCGCCGCCTGCGAGAACGTGGGGCCCTGCGTCGAGGGGGACAGGAACACGTTCCCGCCGGTGTACCAGTCGATGTTCATCTGTCCCGACGCGCACGGGGCGATGAACCGGACGGACACGGAGACGACGTAGTACTTCCCGGCGGTCACGGCCGCGCGGGTCATGGCGATCTGCCCGCTGCTGGGCGCTGCTGCGCCCCGGAACGCGGTCGAGCGCGGCAGGCTCGCGTGAGCGCCGGTGATGCGGTCCCACGCGGACGGGAACCACGTCGTGTCATCGACGCCGAGAGCGGGGTTGATCGCGAGGTTGCGGCGGATCGTCACTAGTAGCTCACCCCCGGCCCGGCTCCGGCGCGCTGGATCGTTTCCCGTTCGGAGTCGTCCACCTCGATCCGGACGATGCCCCGGAGTTCGGTGTCCCCGATGTAGACCCGGACGTCGGGCGGGGGCGTGTCCACGCTGCGGCCCATGATGTCGGCGAGCGCGGCGGACCCGGCTCCGGCGGCCTGCGCCGCCTGCGCGGTGAGCGAGGCGGTCACCGGAGCGAGGTCGAGCGAGAGCCCGGTCACGGGCGCGGCCATGTTGTCGACCGCTGCCTGTCCGAGAGCGCGGGCGCTCGCGATCACGTCGCCGGTCATGTCAGTGATGCCGAGCGAGAACCCGGAGCCCACGTTCCGTCCGACCGTGAACCGCATGAGCTTGGACGGGGAGGCGATCCCGAAGAACTCTTGCATGGACTGCCACGCCGAATTGGCGAGATCCTGGGCGGCCTGCCCGACGGCACCGATTCCGTCCTTAATTCCCTGGACGAATCCGTCGATGATTTCCTTAGCGATATCAGCGACCTTGCCGGGCAGTTCCTTAATCCACTTAATGAACTCGTCGACGAGTTCCTGTGCTTTTTCTCCCGCCTGCCGGACGAGGTCCTGGAATCCGTTTACGGCCTGCGTGATCATGTCGTTGATCCACGTCATGACCTGTCCGGGCAGCCCGGAAATAAAGCCGATCACGCCGGTGACGAGTTCGCCCGCCTTCGCGACCGCCTGTGTCACCATGTCGGTGAACCCGGTCACCACGTCCGTGACCAGCGTCGTTACCCACTCGATCGCGCCGGTCACGAGATCGGCGAAGAACTGGATCACCTGCGGGACCCAGCCTGCCAGGCCCGTAAGAACGTTGTTGATCAAGTCGAGGAAGAACTGAATAACGGTCGTCACGAATCCCACGACCGACTCGATAACCGCCGCCGCCATTTCGACGAACACGGCGATGATCTGCGCCGCGAACTCGATTATCGGAGTGATAATTGTGATGATCGCGGTCGCAATGGAAATGATCGCCTCGACCATAGGAATGATCGCGGGGACCACAGAAATGAACGCATCGACCAGCGGAGGAATGACGGTGGTCGCCAGATTGGAAATAATCGGAAGCAGTGGAATAAGCGCCTGGACGAGTTGCGAGAACCCATCGACGATCACCGGGACCAGCGGAGCCACCGCGTCCAGCGCCCGCGACAACTGCTCCGCCACCACCGCGGCGATCTGCTCGATCACCGGCCGCAGCGCCACGAACAGCGGTTGCAGCGCTTCGAGCGCCCCGACGAGCAGTTGCGAGATGATCCCGGCCGCTTGCTCGATCACCGGCGCCAGCACGGCGAACGCCTGCGCCAGGGTCTGCCCGACCATGTTCACGATCGGCGCGAGCGCGCCGAGCACCGGGGCGATCGCCGACACCAGCGACGAGAACAGCCCCACCGCCGTCCCGAGGATCGACGCGAACGGCCCGGCGAGGGCGGAGATGAGCGGCCCGATCCCCTGCTCGATCAGGTCCACGAACGCGCCCGCCAGCAGCGGCAGCACAGGCGCGAGCGCGCCGGACAGGACGTTCGCTAGCTGAGTGAGCACCGGTCCGAGCGTGGACACGAGCGACCCGGCGATCAGTCCGAACGCGGACGCGAGCGCCATCACCAGCGGGGCGACCGCCTGAATCACCGGCCCGATGGCTTGCAGCGTCGCGAGGAAGAGTTGCCCCATGATCGCGGAGACCGTGCGGAGCACCTCGCCCAGCGCCTGTAGTGGGCCCTGCGCAGCGGCCGACTCGAAGAACGCCCGCATCTGCGTCGTGAGCGCGGCGAGGTTCGCCAGTGGCGAACCGGTGTCGCCCGCGAGCCCGGAGAAGATCGCGCCCAGCGTCGCCCCGACGTTGCCGAGGATCGTGCCCAGGTCCCGGAACCCCTGGATCCCGCCCGCGATGAAATCGCGGACCGCCTGCGGGTTCGTCTCCACGAACTCGCGGAAGCGGGCCGCCGCCCCGGCGATCCCGCCGGTCAGCCCCGGGAGGAAGTCGGACCCGATGTTCGCGACCCGCAGCAGCGCGGCGGCCATGTCGCCCAGCGCCGGGCCCGTCCCCTGGATCGTCTTCGAGGTGTTCCCGAGGATCTCATTCAGATCCTCCGACGCGCCGTCCGCGTCGCGCAGCAGCGCAGCGACCGACTGCTGTCGGACGCTGGCCATCGCGGTAGCGACCCCGGTCATGCCGCGCTGCACGTTGGGCAGGAACTCGCCCGCGAGCGCCTGGAGATCGTCGTTGAACCCGGTGAAGAACGCCTGTTGGACGGACTGCCGGAGATCCTTGATCGGCCCGTCGTTCAACGCCTTGACGCCGAGAGCCGCCTCCCGCGCGGCCGGAGCCAACTTCGCGAGCGCCTCGACGTCGCCGCCCACGGCGTCGGTGAACCCAGCCGTCGCGATAGCGAACGTCGCCTTCGCTGCTGCGAACACCGCGAGCGCGCCGACCGCGAGCGGCGCGACCCCGGCGAGTTGCGAGAGGGCGGCGGTCAGCCCGCCGATCGCGGCCACACCGGCGCCGACCCCGGCGATCCCGGCGAGCCCCTTCCCGACGCCCGCGATCGCCTTCGAGGCGATCCGGGCGGCGGCGACGAGACCCTTCGTGGTCCCATCAAAAATGATGTTGATCGTGGACCGGGTGTCCGCCATGGCCTACGCCCCGAAGTCCCGGACGATCGCCGCCGCCATCTCCTGATGGGCGACCCGGATCTCCGGCTGGTACGCCCGGTACGTGGGCCAGAACCACCGGCCGGGGTTCCCCGCCTGCCGGGCCGGGAACTGCCCGAAGCCGCCCCGGTAGCGGGGGTGAGCGAACCACCCGAACCGCCGCCGCGCGCCGAACTCCGACCCCATGAGTCGGATCTCCGGCCCGGCGACGACGGTCGGGGTACGACCTCGCGCGACCCGCACGGTCCGAGCAGCCGCAGCAGCCTGCCGGGAGAACCCGCGACCAGCCGCGCGGATCCCGTTCGCCATCCGCCGGGCGAGTCGCTCGGACCCGTCCTTCAACTCGCGGTTCGCCTGCCGGGGGAGCCGGTCGAAGGCCCGCGCCACCTCGCGATCGTTCCGGACCGTCACCCGGAATCCGTCACCCGCCACGCCTTCGCCCCCTCTCCGCCTTCCGCGCCGCTTCCGCGAGGATGGCGAGCGCTGTGTCCAGCACGCGCCCGTGATCGCTCGCCATGCCAGGGGCCCACTCGCGGACCGGGATCCCCGTCTGCATGGCGAGGTGCACGACAGCCCTCGTTAGGCTGTCCGGAGGGTAGGGTCCAGCAGCCCGGCGTCTCCGTCCTCGTCGTCGTCCTCGTCCTCGACGGGACGGATCGCGACCCCGACCCGGAAGTCGGCGAGGTCCCCGGTCCACCGCTTCGTGCGGGAGCACGCGAGCCACGCGAGTTCCGCGAGGTCCGTCATCCGGGGCGTGTTCTGGATCATGCCCAGGTGGCGCCCGGCCTTGCGGACCTCCCACGCGATCACGTCGCGGGAGTCGGCCTCGATCTCGAACGGGTCACCCTCGTCCGGCTTGCACTCGAACTTGATCACGCACTAGCCCCGATCACTACCACGTCGTACGACACCGACGTTCCCGACCCGGAGTTCGTGACCGTGAGCAGGTCACCCGTCCCGGCTGTGACGGCATACCCGGTCGTGTCCTCGTCGCCAGCAGCGACGGCGAGGAACGCGCCGGGACGCAAGATGATCTGATCGCCCGCAGCGGAGAACAGCGACGCGAGCCCGTTCGACGCGGGCCGGGACACCAGGACGTTGTTCGTGTTCCCGGCCGCCGCGACGACGACGAGCGCCTTCACGCGGGCGAGGATGAACGACCCGCCCAGAGCGTCCAGCAGCGACCCGGCGAGGTCGAGGTCTTCGGTCGCGGACGCGGCGAGCGTCCGCGTGTCCGCGAAGATCCGGTTCGCCTGTCCGGCGCCCGTCCCGTCCGTGAGGTTGATCGACTCGTTGAGGCTCGTCGGAGCCACGGCAGTGCCCAGGTCGAGGGCGTTCCGCAGGCTCGCCGCGACGGCGAGCCGGATCGAGGACGTGAGGGGCACCGGTGGCTCCGATCAGGGGGTGGGGACGTGTCCACGCCCTACGGGCGCGACTTGACGGGCTTGCCGTTGCACGTGAGCGTGGTCGCGGTGATCTCCGTCGTCCGGATCTCGCCGCCCACGTTCGGGGCCTTGATCAGAACCTCGCCGTTGAAAATCACGTGCTCGGCGGGGATGTCCGGGTGGTGGTCGATCTGAAACGGGACGGTCTCCCCGTCGTTGTCCCAGAGCCAGTCGGACACCCCGGCGACCCGCCAGTCCGCGTAGAACTCCAGATCGAGCGCGTACGCGTCGTCGGCCGCCTCGACGAACCCCCCGTTCACCGGGTCGAACGTCGCGAAGGCTTCCGCGTCGTCGGTGTTGTTGACGACCTCCGCCTTCCGGCACTGGATCTGGAACTCGTTCCCCCCGATGTCGAGGGTGAGGATGCGGAGCTTCCGGTTGTGGGCGGTCATGACGTCGCGATCTCCGTCCGGACGAAGTAGCAGGGGAGGTCAACGTTCCCGGAGCGCCAGACGCCGGGAGTCGCGGACAGGACGGACGCGTCGAGGTTCTCCGCGTCGTCGATGGCGGTCGTGACGATCGGTAGCAGCGCGAACAGCCGCTCGATCGCGAACTCGTCGGCCGCGACCGCCACGACGACCTCGAACACGGCTTCCGTGGGCGCGCGCATCACGGCGTCCCACGTGAGTTCCGGCGGGGGGATGTAGACCGTGGGCGGGTTGCCCAGCGGTCCGGGCTTGCGCTCGACCCGAAACCGCTGCTTCGCCGGGGCAGCAGCGGACGCGGCTTCGAGGACCACGGCGAGCCGCTCGTGGGCGGCCTGGTACGAGCCGCTCATACGATCATCGACCCGCCGTACCGGCCCATCTCCAACATCCGCTCAAGATCGGAGTCAAAGCCGGGGATCGTCTGCGTCCCGACGTCGCCCATGGCGATCACGCCGTCCGGGGACCGGCGCCGCGACACCCACCGGTTCGCGAGCCGGACGGTCCCGAGGACCATCTCCGGGCCGGGGGGTTCGAGCGCGGACAGCGCAGCGAACGCGTCCGTCCCGAACTCGTACCGGCCCCGGTGAATGCGCATGACGAAGCCCTTCGCTGCGGCGAGTTGCCGCGTGAGCATGTCGTCTTGCCGGGTGTCGTCGCGGTCGATGTCGAGATCGTTCTTGAGGTCGTCGAGGGTCGGCGGCCACGTCAAGATCGTGTCATCGGACAGCACGGGCCACCTCCCTTCGATCGCCGACCGGCCCGGCGGTAGGGAGCGCCGCCGGGACGGCCGGGCTGGTCACGGACGAACGACCGGGTAGCTACTCGGCGAGCCGAACAGCCACAGAGCCTGAACCGCGCCTCCGGTGGTGACGCCGGTCGAGGTGATCCGGACGCGGAGGAACGGGGCGGTCCCGGGGTCCGGGATGACGCCCATCTCACCGACGGCGTTCGCCGCGTTGAGCGCGATCGAGCCGATCCGCCGGTCGGCCGGGACGTCGGTCCACGAGCCGGAGCCGGTGGGGCTCTCCTGCGGGACCGCCGTGTACGTGCCGTCGGTGACCGCCCCCGCCGCGACGACCAGCATCGCGGTACGGAAGTCGGCGCCGGACTGGTCGAGGCCCACCGACGAGCCGTCGGTGTTCGTGTTCGTCGTGATCGACGAGTGGTTCAGCGCCCGGACGGCACGGACCCGGTTGACGAGGGTCTCCTTCACGAGGTCCCCGCCTTCGAGTCCTTCGAGGGCGTGGACACGCTCCCGGTGCCCTTCGGCGCCGGGGGCTCGTCCGCCCCCTTCCCGGGGGTGGTCGTGGACACGCGCGACGAGGTCGCCTTCCGGCGGGTCCCCGGCGCCGCGTCCGCCGTCTCGTCCCCGGCGGGCGAACCCTCCCGCTGCGGGACCAGCGTCCGCCGGACGGTGACCGCGCCGAACAGCGACTCCCGGCCCTTCACGACCGGGTCGTCCGCGTAGTAGAGGTCACCGACCCCGACGGACACGGGCACGCCCTGAACGTCCGCCGAGAACGGCTCCCGCGCGGAGACGATGTCGGCCATGATCGATCAGTCCTCCGACGACGGCCCGGCCTGCGGGCCCCGACCGTGCGGGCCCTCCGACCGGTAGACCGTGGTTCGCGGACCCGACGGCGGGTCCTCGTGGTCGGAGTCGTCGCCCGGCTCGCCGCCGTGGATCTGCTGCGGCTTGAGCGGGACGTCGTCGAACTTCGGGGCGTGCCGCCCGGTCCGGTTGTCGAGCCGGGGGTCCACCTCCGGCTCGTTCTTCCGGCTGCTGCTCTCGTTCTCGGCCACGGTGACGGGCCCCTTCCCTGGATCGGCTGCTCTGTCCGTACGAGGTGCCACGCGGCGACCCCCGGTCGGGGGCGGGGGTCGCCGCGTGACGGTCAGGGCTCGATCAGGTGACGTCGAGCATCCGGAACGCGGAGTCGTTCACGGAGTCCGCGCCGTGGCGGACGTACGCGTACCAGCCGCGCTGCCCCGTCGGCCGGTTGTTCGCCCCGAAAAGATGCGGAATGAACTCGACCGTCATGCCGACCCGGTCGGCGATGACGTAGTTCTCCCAGTCGCCGAAGATGAGCGCCAGGTTCGCCTGCGACGCCGTGATCACGCCGTCCATGTCTTCGGACTCCATGACCGGCTTGCCGAGCAGACCCTCCGGCCGCCCGTCGCCCAGCGTGGCCCACAGGCCCGCGCCTCCGGCGGTGTCGAACTGCCGGATCCGGTTGTAGATGAGCCCGTTCGCGAGCCACCCGGTCGTGGGCATGTTGCGGTACCGGGCCGGGAGGGCGCCGTGCAGCGCGTAGACGTCCGCGAGCGCGAACGTGTCCGTGGTCGCGGAGTTCACGACCGACGAGCCGCCGGTGAGGGCGGTCACGATCCCGGTGGGCTGCCCGGAGCCGGAGCCCAGCGCGAAGGCGTTCGCCTCCAGCACGTCCTTGCCGAACGCGAGCAGCCGCCCGACCTCGCTCGTGACGTTCTGGGCGTCGCCCATGGCCTCGATCGAGATCGGGACGAACCCGGCCGCCTTGTAGATCGGCACGGTGGGCTGCGCCAGGGTCGGGGCATCGTCGGAGACCTGCGACGCCTCCGCGTCGTACGACCACGACACCGCGCCGGACGAGACGCCGTTCCACACGTCGCCGGTGGCGACGACCTGCCGGGCGAGCCGCCGGATCTGGTTGACCGACCCGTTCGCGGTGATGATGACCGTCGGGTCCAGCTGGAACGGGACGAGGTAGCCACCGGCGGTGTCGGTGAGGGACATCGCGCGGGCCGCCTGCTGGACGCGCTCCACCGCGATGTTCTCGTCCGCCGACAGGTTCGGCAGGTGGGGGGAGCGGGCCATCTTCGACCACGCCCGGAGGTACGTGGGCTCCGACAGGGTGAGCGCCAGCCGGGAGAGGCGGCCGTCCTCGTCGTCCCACTGCTCGATCAGGTCCGTTGCCGCCGACCGGATCCGGTCGGTCGCGCCCTGCATCCGCTCCACGGCGGACAGGGCGCGGGCCCGGATCTCGCGGGTCACCTGCTCCTGCGGGCGGTCGAACGTCCGCATCTCCGACAGGTTCCACGGGTTGCGGAACCGGCGCAGCTCCACGGAGTCCGGCTCCGTGATCGAGTCCACGTCCATGGTGTCCATCGACCCGCGCCCGGCGGCCGACCCCGGCTCCGCGCGCCCGACGCGGCCGAAGCGGGTCGAGGCGGTCCGGAGGTCCCCGTCCGTGACCTGCGCGACGCGCGCCCGCGCGGCCTGCCGTTCGAGGTGCTTCCGCCAGTCGTTCACCTCGTTGAACTCGGCGGTGGCCTGGTCGAACCGGGCCTCTTCCTCCGTGGTGGGGGAGTCCAGTTCGGCGAGGCGGCCGATCTCCGCGTCGAGGTCCCGCAGCCGGTTCACGGCCTGCGGGTGGGTGAGGGCCGGACCCGTGCGGGTGCCCTTGTCGTCCTCGTCCATCTCAGTCCTTCGAGGGGAGGGAAGCGAGGACGGAGTCCAACGTGTCGCGGACGGCCGCTCGCTTCGATGCCCAGTCACGCGGACGCGTGATACCGGTGGGGGACGAGTGCTCACCGGCTGCATCGGCTCCGGTGGATCGCGGCTCCGTCGAGTGCGCTCCGGCCGGGCTCGCAGTGGTCTGCGGCTCTGTGCTGTCCGTGATCGTAGACGACGTGTCCACGCCCTCGCCAGCCACGGACGGGGGGACCACCTGCTCGCGCTCCGGGACGGGGCGTGGACACGCCCGGTCGGCGAGCGCGACGGCGCGGGCGAGGCTCGACCGGCCGCGCTCCGTGCGCAGGTCGAGACTGCCCAGATCGATCACGAACGGGGACTCCGACGAGCGGACCCCGACGGAGGTCTGCTCGTACGCGGGCCACGCAACCGGGCCCACCTCCGACACCTTGACCTCGTTCAGCGTCCGCAGCAGCGGGCCCCGGTCCCCGGCGCCGTACCACAGCAGTTCGAGCAACTCGTCATCCTTGACGCGCTTGCCCTCGACGTCGGTCCACGTGTCCTTCACGACCGCGAACCGGAAGCTCATCCCGGTGATCCCGCCGCCGTTGCCCTCCGGCCCGGCGATGGCCTGCCGGACCGGCTCGATCAACCAGTTGTCCGACAGCCGCCCGACCACGTGGAGCCCGTGGTCGTCCTCCTCCGTGATGTCCCACCGGCCCAGCGGGATCGAGCCGATCAGCGGGTGGCGCCCGTGGTCGTACTGCATGACCGGCGTCCGCTCGCGGAGCGACTTCCGGAACGCGCCCTTCGCGATCTGCTCGTCGAAGATCCCTTCCCACGACTCGATCCGGGTCGTCTGCCCGAACACCGCGCCGTACCCGTCGATCGTCCGACCGTCGGGGTCCGCCTCCCCGGTGTCGGCCCGCAGGGTGAACCCCACCTCGCGGATGAGGTCGGTACGCGCGATCTCGCGCGGTCGATCGAGCGTCCTAGACACGGGCGATCTCCAATCGAGCAGCCGCACGGCCGCTGTCGTCTTCGGGGTCCGGCTCGTCGAGGGACGCGCCGTCGGGGGAGGTCCCCGGCTGCTGTAGCTGAACGGACAGGCGGCCGGTGTGGACGAGGAGAGACATGTCCTGCGCCACCACGGCCTCGACGACGGAGTCCGGCTCGAACCCGCCGTCGACGAGCGTCCGGATCGTCTGCGCCTGCGTGAACGCAATCGACGCCGCGTCCTTCGAGTCCTCGCGCAGGAACGGGACGTCCCGGACGTCGTACCAGAGCCGCGACCCCGGGGGGGTCGGCATGATCTGGGCGAGGCTCCCGGCCGCGTTCGTCCACAGCGGGTGGAGCGTGCCGTCCGCGAAGCGGCGCCGCGCCTGCCCGTAGTTGGAGTACGTCGCGGACTGGAGACCTTCCGACAGGCCCACGATGATCGGCGGGGTCCCGGCCGCAGCAGCGATCCGCGTCTCTCCGGCGCCCTGAACCGCGCGCAAGTCGATCTGCTGCATGTCGCGGCCCACGACGGTGAGGTCCGCGCCGCCGCCGATGTGCATGGTCTTGCCTGCGTTGTCGGGTCCGGCGTACTCCTCGTCGAGGGCCGCCTTGAAGAGTTTCGCCTGCGCGGGGGTTACCTGCGGGGCGTGCTTGATCACGATGTTGGGGGTGGCCGCGTTCCGCATGAACCGGGTCTTGTGCTCGGTCATCGCGGAGTCGGCGAGTTGCTCGCGGATCACGGGGGTGAGCCACGACATGCCCCGGTAGGTGGCGGTGGGGTCGGGGATGGGCGCGAAGTGGGCCACCTCCGACGGGAGGAGGATCGTGGGGTCCTCGTGGCGGGCGCCGTCCTCGTAGTAGGCGTATCCGATCTTGCGCCAGCCCAGCGTGAACAGGTCTTCGGAGAACTCGTCGCGGACTACACGCGGTTCCAGGATGATGTCAACCCAGTCGGGCCGCAGCCGGGTCAACTCCCCCGGGAACCGGTTCGTCACGTACGCGTTCCCGGCGAGGTCTGCGTCCGTGATCATCTTCGCGAGCAGGTCCGCCGTCGTCCCGCCCTCCCACGGCCGCTCCATGATCGCGAGCGACGCGTCCCCCCACAACGTCGTCGGGCGCCCCGCCCGCAGCCGCTGGTACTGGATCCGCGCCTGCGAGAACACCGACAGCCGCGCCAGCAGACACGCGAACACCACCGACGACGAGCCGAACATCCGTCGCGACATCCCGGCGAAGTCGGCCGGAGCCTGTTCCGCCGCCTGCGGGTGCAGCGTCTGCGTCACCCCCGGGATCGGCTGCCCGAAGAACTGCGCCTCCGCGATCGCGGCGATGTAGTCCTCAATCGAGGTGATCTCCCGGACGTCCACCTCCGCCACGCGCGGCCGGGCCTTCCGGTACAAGGTCGTCACAGGCCCGGCACCCTACGGCCCGCGCGAGGGTCCTCCGGCTCGACCGACTCCGGCGCCGGGTCCGTGTCCACGCCGAAGAACAGGACCGCCGCCGACGCAGCAGCGCCCAGGACCAGCGCCGGACCGACCAGCCCGAACCACATCCACACGCCCAGCGCGGCGACCAGCCCGCAGGCCCACAGTCCGAGCAGGACCAGCAGCGCCCTCACGAGGTGAACACCCACTGCTCAACGACTTCCTCAACCACTAGCGCCCCTTCCTCGACGGCTCGTTTCCGGCCCCACGTGCCCAGGACCCCGGCGATGAACGCGTCGATGTACCAGCCCGCGCGCTTCTTCACGATCTTGACGTACCGGCGCTCGACCGCCCCGTCCTCGCCCTCCCGGGGCGGCTTGAGCCCCCCGAACGCGAGCGAGGCGTTCCCCGCGTGCTTGCGGACGTCCGGGTCCCCGTCGTGGGTGAACTCGCCCGGCCCCACCTTGTACGCGTCCTCGAAGTTGATCCACGCCTCATCCATCCGGCGTTCGGTGTTCGTCGGGAACTCGACGACGACCGGCTTCCCCTTCGGGTTCGCCCCCCACTCACCCGCCTTCCGGCTGAGCACGGTTTGCCAGCGGTACGGGTCGGCGATCATGTGCCAGACCTCGTATGCCTCCCACGCGTCGTCCATGGCCTGTTCCACGAGGTGTTCCGGGACGCGGCCGGGGAGACCGTGCTCCCGCTCGAAGTCGGTCCGGTAGTCCTGCGGAGCCCAGACGCCCAGCCGGAACCACCGGCCGTCCCGGATCCGGACCGCGATCAACGCCGTCCGGTCCAATACACGGCTTCCGTCGAAACCCAGAACGACGCGCTCGCCGGGGAGGAGTTGCGTGTCCACGTCGTCCGGGTTCGGCTTCCGCGCGAGCGCGGCCCACCGCGTCCCGTCGATCGCGTCCCGCTCGCCCACCGTGATCTCGTCGAGGTAGAACCGCCGCGACTCCGCCTCACCCGTCGCGCCGTCCCGGACCTGCGCGAGCTGGCTCTCCAGATCGACCCAGCCGCCCGCCTCCCGCAGGCTGTCCCCGTACTTCACGACGATCCGCTCCCGGACGAGGTCGTCGTTCGCGAACTCCTCCTTTGTGAGGTTCGCCAGCCCCGTGCCCCGATGGTCGAGGTACACGCCCGGCGCCTTCGCCTCCGCCGTGGTCTGCGCCGCGCTGTCCTCCGTCGGGTCCCACGCGTTCGTCACCTCCGACCACGAGCCGCCGATGCCCGCGAGGTTCCGCTTCATCGCCCGGATCATGGGGCGGCCCTTGTTCCGGTCCGTCATGAGGTGGGTCTCCGTGAACGACGCGTACGTGATCGGGTTGCCCAGCCGCGAGTCCGCCGACATCGTGACCGTCTCGATCCACCCGTCCCCACCCGGGAGCTTGATCGTCGTCAACCCCGGGTCGAGGCCCGGCGTGTCCGCGAGCGGGCCTTCGGTGACCATCCGGTAGGTGGGCCGGAACGTGTTGTCCGTCTGGTCCTCGGACGTCGCCGCTATCTGGATCCACGGCGTGGACACGGGCTTCCCGACCGGCTCTCCGGCCGCGTTCCACCCGTCGAACTGGACCGGCCCGAACGCGTGCGCGCAGACCTTAGCCGCGTTGAACGGGTCCTTCCCCCACTTCTGCGGGCGCCGCAACTGCGTGCCGTAGTGGACGAGCCCATCCACCGGACGCGGTCGTCGTGGGTGAACGACCGCGTCCGGGTGGAGCCGGTAGACGTGGACGAGGTGGGACCACATCTCGTCCGTGAGCAAGTACGGCTCTCCCCGCTGCGACTGATCGGGGACGATGCAGTACTCCTCGATCCACTCGCCCACGACGTAGCCCAGCGTCGGGAACTCGCCCCGCTCGCGCGGACCCCGCCACGGCATCGACTACGCCGTGTCCACGCCGTCGACCGCGCGGATCCGCCGCGACCGGGTCGTCCCCTTCGCCGCCGTGCCGCCCTGCTCCCGCGAGTTGCGCTGCTCCGCCACCTCGTCGCCCGGGATGTTCCACATCAGCGTGCGGAGCGCCTTCGGGTTCAGACCCAGCCGATCGGCGAGTTGCCGGGCCTCCGACGCCGCGTCCCGGTCGAGGCTCTCCGCCTTGATCGACCATCGGACGTACATCGCCACCTCGCGTTCGGAGCGCATCCGCTCCCACGCGACCGCCTGCGGGGTGGCCCACAGCGCGGCCCACAGCGCCGTCTCACGGAGCCCGGTCGCTTCGTCCTTCGCCTCCGACAGCGGCCACGCCGGAGCCTTCCCACGGCGACCGTGGGCCGGGAGGTCCACCGGGCCGATGCGGGCGTTGCGCCTGCGGGCGTTCGGGTTCGCAGCAGCAGGCATCACGAACCCCCGTCGGCGAGTGGATCCGTGGCGACCTGCCGGACGAAGCGGAGGACATCACCAGTGAGGTCCGCCATCACGGCGCCCGTGCGCTCCGCGAGCGACTCGCCCGCGGCGTGCACCCGGGCCGTCCGGGTCGAGGCGCAGGTCTTCGCCCCGCCGCCGACGGGGCACGTCACGGTGACCGTGATCTCCGCTACCTCCGGCAGGATCTGTGCCACGGCTACCGCCCCCCTCGTCCGGCGATGCTCGCCCGGACCGCGTCGTCCTTCGCGGACACCAGCGACCGGAGCGCGACGACGAGGTCCGGCGTGTCCACGCCCACCGCGCCGAGCAGGTCCATGGCCGCGACCGCGAACACCTGCGCGACCGCCCGCTCCGGCCCGGTGAGCGCCGGGTTCACGTCCAGCCACCGGGCCACGCCCACGACCTCCGGCCGCCGGTCGGCGGCGGTCGCCTCGACGGGCCCCATCACTCGTCCAGCCACGCGAGGGAGCAGCCGTCGTGCATGAACAGGACGTCGGTCGCGCTCGCGAACACCACCGGCATCGGCTGCTCCGCCTCGACGTCCAGCACGGCCGCCGACCCCGGCCCGGTCGCGGTCACGAACTCGACGCCCAGCGCGACGACCTCGCCGTCCGCGTCGGCGCCGCGCCGGACCTCGAAGCGGCGCAGACGGTTCGGACTCATCCGAGACCCCGGGGCCGGACCGGGTCCACCTCGACGAGCGAGGGGGACCCGGACGGGCCGACCGGCGAGGACGCGACCGACGTCACGACCGACAGCAGCGCGGCGGCCCCGGCGACGCCCAGCGACCCGGCCCAGTCGATGCCGACGAGGTCGAGGACGTCCCCGCTCGCCAGCCACGCGGCGCCCAGCGCCTGCGCGAACGTCTTCGCCGCGCGCTCCGCCGCCTGCCGCCAGAACCCGCCCGTCACCAGCGGTGATGTGCCCATGATGATCAGCCTCCCCGATCCGTCACTCTCCGTGGAATGTCACCCTGCGTGACACCCGCGCTTGATCCACTTCGCCCCTCACGCTCCGTGGCATGTCACCCTGCGTGACCTGTGGAGCGTTCGGATGCATCCGAGACCCCGCCGAAGGGGTCCGGAGGCGCCCCACGGGCCCGACCGTTCGGCGATCCACGGTCCGGAGGGGTTGCCAGCCCGGCTGACAAGCCCCTGACCTGCGGAAACGTCCCACGGAAGCCGTTGGTCCGATCGGGGCAACTTGCGGCTGGGGGTTGCGTACGCCCGGCCGCCGACG